CGGCAGTTGTTAAACGACCCTGTGCATCAACAGTAAATGTTGCTACTGCCGTAGCTGAACCATATGAGGCTGCTGTTACTGCTGTATTATCAAGATTGATTGTAACTGTATCTGTTGCAGAAGCGACTGATGTAAGACCTGTACCGCCAGAAATGGTCAAAGTGTCTGTGCCAGAAGTTATTGTTTGACTAGAACCACTGTCTGCAGCTACCGTAAACGACGTTGCAACGCCTGCAACAGCGGTATCGACATATCCTTTTGTTACAGCGTGTGTCGAAGCAGATGGAGTCGGAACAACAACTGTTCCTGTAAATGTTTTATTACCAGAAATAGTTTGAGCAGTTGTGAGTGTAGTAAATGCACCAGAACCACCAATGGCAAGAATTGTTCCCGCCGTACCACCAGCGCCATTTGTTCCCTTACCGTAATAGAGGACGTCATCTACTTCTGTAAATGCTAATTCTGCGTTTTCAAGCGACGCTGGTGCACCTGATGAGCCACCAGGAGCCCTTCTTTTGATTCTAATTGTATTTGACATTTTTAGAAGTTTCCTCCATCAACTAAATTTTCTTCAGAATAGTTTATCCATTGATTGCCATTATAACGAAGGACATCACCTGAACCTACTGTCGAAATAGTAACGTCACTTAAACCATTGAGAACAGATTGTGTTGCTATTTGTGATTCTGCAGATATTATTCTGTCTTTGACCGTTAAATGAGAACCGGCAGGATTTAGACCCATTACAGTTTGAATTGCTTCTACAGCGTCATTTAAATTTGCGTGCTGTTGTGCATGAGGTACTACAACCGAATTTAAAGTATCTGTTGGGCTAGGATTGATGAAATTATCAAGGGAACCAGGATATTGTGTTGGCATATTTCTCCTATAATGAAATAATTTTATTAGGGCCGTTTTCCCAAACTATAGTAATGGGACTTGATGAATTTGATCCAGTAAAAGGTAAACCAGTTGCGGTATCTACATAAAATATTAATCTTGATGTTTCGTCAGTTGCAGAAGACTGGTACCCAATAACGGCATTAAATGCAGAGCCATCATAATCTCCAATGATTAGATCACTTGCATCAACTACCCCTAAAGTAACAGTAACATTTTCAAGTGCATTTGATCTTTTTTTAATTGACCCAGCAGGTATATCAGAGACATACTGATCAACATTTTGATTGGGTGTATATAAAGAATTGTTAATAATCAAAATCTTTATTTCAATTACAGATAAATTGATTTCGCCTTTTAAAAGAGATTCTTTTGTTTTCCCATAGATGAAATTACTCATTCTAGACGCCCACATCTTTGGATACAATAATTCTATATTTGTATCCTGACTTAAAATAATCTTTGTCATCAGTAAAATACACAGGCGTTGCATCTTCTGATGGAAAATCAACATACACTTCTGGCTTCCACGAGTGCATCAACACTCTTGTTTCGATATTTTCCCATCTTGAAACATTGCGTTGTATCTTTTTTCTCTGTGCTTTAAAATAAAAATTATTTAAAAAGTTTGTAGCAGGACGTGAACTAAATTTAATAATAACTCTTCCATTATTATAATCATTATTTAAATAAAAATCACCGTTAATTGGATTAACATCTGCTATATAAAATTTAGGGTTTTTTGCCAAAATTTGAACTGTCGTATAGGCGTCAGTTCTAATAGAATGATCCTCTACAAACAGTTCCTGAATAACTGGAACAGTGTAGGAATTAAATTCACTTGGAGTTGCACTTTCCTCTTGAGTAAAGCATATCTGTTCTTCGGAAATTGACTCATTTGCCGCATCCAAAAAATTGACAAGCCTAATTAAATACTCTTTATTTGTTTGCCTAGTAACATCCCAGTACAACTTAAGAGTTCTTGATATTTGATTATAGTCAGCTATTGTATTAATTGGAAGAAAAGGTTGAGCTAAAACTGTAGGAGTAGCATGGTTAGTCTGAACTATAAAATTTTCATTTTTAAGACTTGATATTTTAATTGTTTTACCAAATCTTATGACAACCATATTGGTATCAACAATGGCGTACTCAATTAACGGAAGGGTCACATTAATCTCCTGATTACAAACTAATAATATTAGTAACCAATCATTGGAATAAAAGAACAGGGGGCGACCCGAAAGTCGCCCCCTGCTTTTAGGGTATCGTAACTATAACTACCCTAAGGTTTTTTTTAGAGGTTCGAAGTAATCGATCTTGTGACTTCTACTTCGTAGTTACGTGCTAGCTTGACATTCTTAGCAACGGTGATACCTTCACCGTCACCCAGCATGACAATATCGTAGCGCTCCTTCATCTTCATTGAACGAATGTCACGGCTTGGATCATCGAACTGATCGGTGCTCATGTCATCCTTGACGAGGAGTGTGCCAACCTCATTACGATCAATGAGGAATAGGTCTGACTTAGCTGGTGTTGCGCCACTCTTAGCGGTGAAGCTGACGAATGGTGAAACAATAACGTTCAAGCCCATTGGAGCAGTAGCATTAAGCGTACCTTCCTTGGACTGTGGACGGTAACCCCAGCTTGTATTCATCTGTGCGCCACCTGCGTGGAAGACATTGTCCTTGAGGAACAATGACCACATAAGTGGGTGAAGGATGAAGTCAGTTGGAACATGATTCTCAGCCATGAGAACTGCAGCCATATCAACGATATTGTCCCAGGCAATTGTCTGGTTCAATGCGCCGTTGATGTCACGACCACTTGTGTCGTCATAGCTGCCACTGTCGTTGTCAAAGACGATGGTTGCAGCGTCCTTGAAGCGACTAAGAGCAATTTGTTCCTTGAGACGTGCCATGGCGCGTCCTGCAGCTCTTACGTGCATGCCTACGATATCCCAAAGGGAGTCAGCAATTACTTCCTCAGTAAAGGCCAGCTTTACGCCCTTCTTTGATACCTTGCCCTCGATCTGCTTGGCAAATGCGAGTGCTTGTTCTGGGTACTCTTGTCCTTCGGGTATCTCTGCTGCTTGGATGGCATTTACTGCAGGGAACTCCAAGGAGCGTCCCTTTCCGAGGCGAACTGTTGAGAGAAGTGGCGTAACCAGCAATTGTGGCTCAGCTGCTTCCTTAAGAGTGCGAGAGATTATTTTGGGGAAGAGGATTGCAGCGTCAGACGATGCAAATGCTTCCTTAATAGTTACTCTGTTATCTTCGTCAATATATCCATCCTCGGCCAGCGCGGCTTCCCAAGCTGGGAGACCCGAGAGGAGCTCTTGGATTGTCTTACTCATCTTAGGATTATTCCTCCTGTGCTATTTTCTTTTATTATATTGTGAGATTAACGCGGAATGCGCCAATCACGTTGTGGACATCCAGGTTGCTACGGATACCAAGCTTGCCCGAGAAAGCGCCTGAGCGAGTAAGCTCAAACACAGTCTTAAGTGCACCTGGGTCTGAAGGAAGCTGCATATAAGAAAGCAAGCCATCATCAAAGTTGGTTGCAAACTTCTCAACCTCTACTACCTTACCAACCTGGAGGTAAGAATAGACTGCAGAGCTGTTGTAGAAATCAGCAGCAGCTGCCTTCACTGGACGTCCCATATGATCGGAACGCACCACATCACCGGCAGCAACGTCAGCGTTGATGCCTGAAACCATTGGGTACTCTACGTAGCCATGGGTAATGAACCCAGCACCCTGTGAGGTGCCCTTGTCGAATGGACGGTAGAGGTCGTACTGTGCAACACCTACTGGAACTGATCTTGCAGCAACAGTAACAGTGTCAGTTGCTCCAGAGCTGTAAGATGGAGTTGCACCATCTAGTGGATCCCAAGATGATGGCATGTTGTCACCAAAAGTGATTGCAGCCGATGTACCATTAGCTGGAACAACTCTTGAATCACCAGCTGAGTCGGTTACGACTGAAAGAATTGTACCCTTAGTGATGACGATCTCGAAACGATCATCTTCACTGTCAAGGTACCATGTAGGAAGGCCAGGATGTGGCAGGAGGTAAGCTGCTGGGGCAATACCCTCTGAGATTACGAAACGACCTGCGCCGGTCTTAGTGCCTACCTTACGGAATTTAGCTAAACTCATTTAAGTTTCTCCTTGAAATATAAATTTATAGTTTTCTGCGGCCCATGAGAGCATCTACAAATACTTGCTCTGGGATTGATTCTGTTTTTGATTTTTCTTCTTTGATCTGACCATCAATGGTGGTGACATTGTCCTCACCCTCAACAGCTTCGATTTCAGAATTGATTTCTGGCATTGGTGCCTTGTTTGATTTAAATTGTGGCATCTTTGCAAGATCTCTTAGTGAATCTGCTAACGAAGAAGCAGTACGCTTTGCATGCTCCTCAATAAGCTCTTCTCTTTCTTCTGCAGCTTCAACACCAGCAGCAATCTTTGCATCAACAACTCTTTCAACAAGAGTTCTGTGCAATGCGCTTCTGAGCTTTGCATTCTCTTCTTCAAGGGCCTTAACTCTTTCGAGTTTCTCGGAATCCTCGTTCTCAGCGACTTCTTCTTTATCGTTGAGTGAATCCTCCTGAGTTTCGCCCTCTTTAGAAACAGTCTGAGTTTCCTCAGACTTCTCATCGGATTCTTCAGATTCTTCAGAATCAACAACTTCTTCAGTATGTTCTTCTGTTCTCTCTGCGTCCTCTTCGGAGACCTTTTCTTCGCTTGATTCAGCGACTTCTTCTTGTTCTTCTTTAGCGTCGACTTCTTCGCCCTGAACTTCTTCAGAAACTTCTTCTTGCTGCTTTGATTCTGAAGCAATAGAAGACAAAGAATCGCTCAATTCTTGAGCAACAAGAAGAATATCTTCTTCTTTAGTAGAATTATCCATTTTTTCATTCTCCTGAGAATCAGTACTGACCATTATATCTTCAGTAGATAGTAATGCAGTATTAGATTTATTGTAATTTTCGCTCTCCTGGATTGAAAGTGCTGTCAAAAAAGCTCCCTTAAGATGTAAGTAAAGAGGCTTTGATTCTTTCTTTTTCATATTTGAAAAAACTGATTCATTTTCTTCTACAGAGATAATATCTTCTTTATCCATACTTAAAAGAAAAGCTGAGCTTTTAGCTACCCATTCGCCATCTGAGGTATCTAGTGACCCAGAATTAGGAGAATTGATTGATCTAACGCTTGACTTTGAGTCAGCTGGTTGATTCACAAAAGAATACTCTTTAAAAGAGATTTCTTGCATGTCGACAAATGCTAATTTGCCCTTATAAACCTGGCCTCTTCTATACTTTGAAAACTTAGGCCTTCCGTTGTCATCTTCTTTAGCTAGATCGTCGCCAGTAATTGAACATACTGCTTTTCCAGCCCTTCCACCAACAGAACCTGTCAAATATCTCTTATCAAGAACTTTTTGAATTGCAGCCGGATCTGTAATTGCAACTTGCAAACGCACAAATGAAGAACCATCTGCTTCTTTATCCATCCTTGCAGCCATAACTCTACCGATTGGTTCCGAGTTAATATCATGATTGAGAATAATTGGCTTTGGATATGGCTCAACCCAAGACTGGAGAGCCTTTTCTAATTCTGCTGCAGAGTAATTATTATAATTTCCGTGTAAGACCTTCGTGTATAGCTGCAACCTCAATAATAAGACCGCTATTTGAATTAATTGCTTCCTCAAAGGAAACATTCATTTTTGAAAAGTCTGGAAGTTGAACAGTAAAATTTTCTACGAAATCAAAACTCATTGGTTTCTCCGTGTTTGCATAGCATACTCGCTTGAACTATATAGTAAATTTGCTTTTATAACATTAAACAATTTTATATAAAGATATCATGTTTTTATATAGTTTTAAAATATTATCATTTCTCTTGCATCACCATTTGTTTTAAAATGATCTAGCATTGCCTCATGCATAATGTGAGGTGCATAAATATAACTCGCGCAATACAGTTCTAGACCATTTTTAGCTGCATTCACAGACCATCCCAAGTCCTCGCCTTGTATGTGCAGTTCATAATCAACAAGATTATAAGTTTTTTTTGACATCATCTTTGCTGCCATTATGACATCAGATTTAAAATAACTTCCCAGTGGATATTCTTTTGTTCTATGTGCTTTGTATGAATCTTTATCAAGCCATGTCATTACACTTGGATAATCCACTCCAACAGGAGTCATAAACATTAAAGGATTTACAGCATCTGCGCCGTCATTAATGTGACTAATTAAAAGTTCTATTGTTGAAGGATTTTTTAAGATAATGTCTGAATCAAGACTGAAATAATAATCTGGTTGTATTTCTCTTACTCGAGAAAGAAGAGAGTTTCTAAGAGAAACCATGTTCTCATATTTTGAAATACTCCATTGTCTTCCGTTTTCTATATGCTCAAAATGAGGAACGTCTTTTCTTTCTCGAATTTCATACAAAGGAATTTCTGGATGAACTTGTCTCCACCTATGTAGCATGGTGGCAGTCTCTTCATCATCTGGACTTGTCTCAAATATAAAACCTATTTTTGATAAAGGAATTGATTGTCTTTCCAATGCCATTGCCCACAATGGAAAAATCCAACTTCTTTTATAAATAGGACAACCTATTATTAGCTTCATATATATTATTCAGCTTCGATTTTTATTTCTTCTTTTTTGATAGCAGGTTTTTTAGCTGCAGTTTCTTTTTCCTCAACAAACTTTTCTGCTTTGATATTTTTTTCTACTACAACTGGAGTTAGTTTTTTTGTTTCTTCTTCAGAATCTTCAAAAACTATATTGAACATTTCCATCATTCCGTCTATAACATCAGCAAGAATCTGCAAAGCAAGTCTGACTTGACCATTTTCTACTGCTGATTTAAAACCTTGAATTGCATCTTCTTCTCTCGTGTATTCTTTTGAGACTTCTGAAGTAATCATTATTGACATATTAATCCTCTTTTGACATTTGATCATCTTGTATGATTACATTATACTGCTCTTCCAACAGATTTTCAACTAAACCAATCCATGTAGAATCGGATCTTTTTATATTTGGAGATGTTCTTCTTCCCTGTTGATTTTGTGGCCTAACTAAGTTGCCAACTCCTCTTCTTCTTGAGGGCAAGTTTCTTTGACCAGAGGAAGCTGAAGATTGTTTGTCTCCATCTTTTGTTACGTCTTTAGACTGCTGAGCTTTTGCTTGAGCGTCCATTTGTGCGGCAGCCATGTCCATCTGCATTTGTGATTGAATGCCTTGGAATGTAGCCTCCAAATCTATATTTGGATCTTCGCCAAGTTTGATTCTTGCTTCGTCAATCGAAATAAGAGAGTTAACATATTTTTGTATTATATGTGTTTCTTTCTTAACTTGAGTGTCAACGTCAATCTCATTAAATTTGAAATAACATCTGTCTGAAACTTCCGATGTAATTGGATTAATAAGAGGATCAAACCCGCCTTCAAACAACAATTCATTAAGAATATTTACTCTTACCATCTCAGCAAATTGTTTTTGAAAATGCTTGATTTTATCGTAAAGAGCAGTGTCTAATCTTTCTGTTACAGATCTATTTCCACCATTCATGCTCATTCCCAAATGATGAGGAGAAACACCTAAACCAATAGCAACTCTTTCCTTAAAGTGATCAAGATATGCACTTGCATCTAGTGCTTCATTTGCTGATCCGACGACTTCAACGTCATGTCTAAATGGAAGAATTAATCCGCCTTCTGCTCTGAGGTTTTCTATCTCAGCAGCTGCTTGATCAATTTCTTCTGGCTCAGCTGGTTGATCTGCTGTGCCAATTCTGTATTTATACAATGGAAAAAGTTCTCTGTGAACTAGATTTTGAATGTCTTCTTCCATCTGACGTAGAGCAATGACGTCATCTAAAACATTTGATAGAAATGGCGTACCAAAAGCTCTTCCTGGTTTTCTATCAAAGAAAAGATGTATTATTCTGTCAGCTGACCATACAGGATCCCTATCTGTAGGAGCATAGGTTAGAGGATCTGTTTGCTGTTGGTATGATTTAGGTCTATTGTGCTTATCGCGCAGAATTCTAGTTTGCTCTGTTGGAATTAAATAATATCCAACAACAGGAAAACCACCATTGATTCCATCAAGTTTTATTGGAAAATACTCTGACATATCTGCTCTTGCTTTTACGATAAAAACATTTGCAAATTTGAATAGCTGATCAGATAAATCAATAAGAAAATCTAGAAATGGTCTTTTCATTGCCATTTCCATGTAGTCTATTCTTTGATACAAATAAGCTACAGCCTCTGGATTTTCTCCAACAATCTGCCAACCTTCCTTCCAAAATAAGTCTTTGTATTTTGCTACAGCTTGTTTGACATATGAGTCTGTATCAACTGCTTGAATAATGCGATCAAAATCATATGGCGAAGGTTCAAAATTGCTTCTGCCAGTATAAAAATAGTTTGTCCCTTTATAGCCTAGAGCAAGGGCAGCTATTCTCATGGCCTTACCAAGAGAGCTTATTCTTTCTGGCGGAAGTTGAGCTGCTACAAAATCAGCTTCACTAAGTTCTAGCCTTCTGAAAGGAAGGTATTGACGCAATGGCATAAGAGGCTACACTCCAAAATTAAATAGGAATTATTTCTGTATAGTACAGTTTATAATTATTTAAATTCAGCTTTTGCCTTCAGCGTCCTGGAATGTCTTATTAATAATAATTCCCTTAATTGACTCCAGCCAGAACACCGTCTCTGGCTCAGAAAAATCGCTCTTATAAGACAAATTTGAATTTGTAATCTTGATACTAATAGTAAATTCTTTTTCTTCTACTTTTTCAACAGTTTCTTCTGACATTACTTATCCTTTTTGCTTGTATTTTTTGCGGACTCAGTCATTGACTGAATCTGAGCTGTTAACTGCTTAATTGTAGCATCTTTGACAATGGTTTCTGTCATTAATTGATTAATTTTTTCTTGAAATGACTGAACTATTAAATTAATATCTAAGTTTCGATCTTGCACTTGCGCGCACTCCTTTAATTATTTAACTGGGATTCTAAGACTTCTATTCTAGCACATAATTCTTGTATAGACCTTACAGAAAGAGCAACTATATCGACGTATCTATACATAGTTGGATACCATTCGGATATGTCATACGCACCGCCTGGTTGATCTGGTTTTATTTTTGTATTTTTTGGATGGTAATCAACAAGATCTTTACTAACTTCTTCTACTTCTTCTACTACAAAACCATATGATCTAGATAAAGATTGGATATCTAGAGCTTGTTGTGTCCATCTTTTTCCAGTATTAGGATCTATAACCCAAAGCTCTCCAGTCTCTGGATCTGGATCACCTATCTTAGCTCTATATTTTCTTGGTCTTAGTTTTTTGACTATATCTAATCCACTAACAATGTCTTCAATATTATCTTTCAATTCTCTTCTAGAAGTAATTTGAACAAGCCTGTATACATTTTGGCCTTGAATGAAATCTGTTCTTAAATTTGGAGTTGTAGAAGTAACTTGTGGCACATTTTGGGACCATCTATAAGTGAAACCATTTTCAACTGTAACGTTCCTTGCTGTCATTGCTCCAGTAACAGACATATTTGCTCCAACATTAAGCGTACCATCGATTGTCGCCGTACCAGTTGAAGTTAGATTGCCCAACATATTAACACGAAATGGTGCGTTACTAAACGTTTGGTCACCTAAATAAATACCACTTGAATCAGCTTTAAATACACTATTACCAGAACCAATTAATACTGATCCATGGAATGTTCCTGTTGCTCCTTGTAAAGAACCGTTGAAATACTGCAGATCCATCGGAATTAAGTGCGACTGTGTTTACTCCACCAGTGTTATATATTTTTATACCAGTAGAATCTATTGAAAGGCGAGCACCTGAAGTGCCAGTATTAACATTTACGCTATTGAGATTAATTGTTCCAGTTGTAATTACTCCACCTGATATTGTGGTTACACCTGTTCCACCTAAATTATTTTTTACATCACCAGGAGAAACTTTTCCATTAGCAGTATTTTGCGCTGTATCAATTGAACTATTAACTTGAGATGCAGTACGTGATCCTATTGTTACTGTTCCATCAATGACTAATTCATTTGTAGTTGCATTCCAATATAATTTATTTTTTAAAGAAAAATTTCCAGAAGAATCTACATAAAATGCTGTGTCTGCATTAGCGTAATTTCCAGTTCCTATATATATCTTATTAGTTCCGGCATTAATTCCTGCTATTGTTCCACCAGTTTGTGTTGCATTTGTTATGACTTGACCTGTTGTGGTTAAATTTGCGCCATCCCATTGAATGAATTTTGTTCCAGTTCCAGCAAAGAAGTTTCCGGTATTTGAAACTCTAAATGGAGCAGTTGCTTTATTCGCTACAGCAGCTCCCAGCCACATGTTTCCATCGATATCAACATGAAAAGAACTTGTGTCATCTCCACCAATATCCAATTGAGATCTTATTGTTAACTCATTAAATTCAGCGTTTCCAACACCATCTATCTTCCACCCTGCAGATCCAGTAGAATAATTTGAAGACTTTATGATAGATGTTGCTCCAGCTAATGTAATTGTATGTGCACCTATTGTTCCTGAAGTTATTTTAGATGCTGTAAGATTATTTATATATTGATCTTGAATCAATGGAGTATCGCCAGAACCAACCAACGGATAAACCCAAGCCCCCCTTGTTCCTGCGGTACTTACTGTTCTTACGGTTCCCCAATATGCTGTATTGACAGACGAAGTTGAGTTTTCAACAGACACGGTAAAAACATTAGCTTTTGCTGTACCAGAAATTAGGTCTCCATTTGTTGCGGTTTTTTGGTTGACCAAAGTTCCTGTACCGGCAGAGTTATCATAGAGTCTATACTCAAAGTAATCTAGATCTATATCATTAACTGGATCAAATGCAAACATGACTGTTTCAAAGTTTGCGGCCAAAGTCAATCCAGTAATATTAGACGGATTTCCAACTGCAGATGGAGTCTTGACTCTAATTGCTTCTGGTAATTCATCTAATGCTGAAATTTCTACATTCTTTGGTTTGAGCGTAAATAAATAGTTGGAATCTGGGTTTAGTCCGCTAATTGTCTTTTTGATCTTTGCCATTATCTGATAACTCCCGTTGAAGTAAACACAATGCTTGTGTCTATTTGTTCTTTGTCAAAGTAGAGGTCATAATTTTTACTAAAAGAATATTTCGTTATAGACATTTCTGTACTTCCTGAAGATTGATTTTTTGAAGATAAAAGTTCTATCTCAAAAGAAAATGTTCCATAACAATCATCATAAGAATTTAAATTTATAACGGATGAATTTGTTTTGAGATTAATATTAAATATTTCTGTATCTAAAACTTGATTAACAGAATACATATCAATATTTTTTTGTGTATACACAACAGACTGTCCAGATGATGTGGCAGACGTCTTAATTATTTTTATGTTTATTTGACCTTTGTCTGGACCTTTGTCTGCAAATATTTTTAATCGTGGACCGTCAAATGTTCCAAGAATTTTTGCTCCTGGCTTATTTGTTTTGCCATCTGACCATATTTCTGAATCTCCAAAATATGAAAGTTTTGCAATGCGAATATTGGAATTTTTATTAACTAAATGAGAATAGTAATCAACAACATTGACTCCTGAACCAGAAGTTGTTCCCATATAATTTGAACCACCAGGATTTGCAGTTCTTATATAGTTTCCGCTAGATAACTGAATGTATTGAGCATTATCTGAATGGTAATAAATGTAATACGCACCTTCTGGTCTTGAACCAGAACTTACATCCGTTAATGATTTGAAGTAAAGATTTTCTTCTAAATCTATATAAGAATAAGTAGGAGTTTTTGTTGTAGCCGTTTCATATACAACTATAAAAGCATCTTGATCAAAAGAAACATTAATCGATTGACCAACATTAAAATATAATTGCCCTATATTAAGATCTGTTAGAGGACAATGAATCCAGTCTCCTGCTTTAAGGTTATCAGACAAAGATGGAAATACTATAAGCCTCCTCACGGGAGGAGTAACAGAAGTCGCCAATGTTCCATCTGTATAATAATTAAACCAATTCATAATTATAACTCTTTATATAATATTTCAAAATCGTAAGCATTTAGTTTATCATCTTCTATGTCTATTTCAAATACAGCAGAATATTCATGAACTCCACCTATTTTAAGTGTAGATTGAAATCCAGTTAAAACAATATTAGAATATGGTTTTTCATTTGTCGATTCGTAATAACTTGATCTAGCAGAAGAGTAGTCTATTGAGTCGGCACTAATCGGAGAACTTCCATCTTGGAAATTATGACTATGATTTACAAAATCAATTCCACCTATTTTAGTTCCACTTTCGATATATATGTCTCCAGTAATTTTTCCTCCACTTGCTTTTATATATTGCGGATGAGGATCTCCATCTAAATCGTCTAAATCATTATGTGATGATCTTAGGCTTTCTCTCTTTGATGAATCTACATCAATGAACTCAAATATTGATGTTATTTTATCTACATCTTCTTTTATAGGAAAAGATAGTGGCTTAACTCTAGAGAAACCTTTCTCTTCTAGGTTTATAATAAAATTAATATATCTTCTATTTAATCTAAATAATTCTACTAAAGCCGACAATCTTTTACCAACAGTTATTCTTCTTTCAACTAAATCTGTTGTAACTGAACCCAAATTTCCGGTAATCGCATTGCTTGCAATAAACATTTCTCCGACTAACATCGGAGCGTTTCTTGAAAGATTTGATGTATTTATATCCAACATTAATGGCTCTACTAATTTAGACTTAAAAGTTAGTGCTGGCATTAGGTAGTTGTCATAAAATGCTGGAGCAACGTCGACAGAGTCTCTCTTAATTAGAGCTGACACTGACAATATCTCAGATACTACAGAATTTACTCTGAGCGAAAAAAATGCTTGAAATTGAGCGGCTTGCTTTTTAGAGATTTGATCCAATTCGGATTGGGGGAGAGATATTGATTTTGATGTGATTTCTGCGGCAAATTGTTTCGAATAGTGCGTAACTGCCTTTGACCAATCTGCGAGGTGTTTTGCAATCTCCCCTTCTGTTTCATCCCTATAATCCTCCCCTAAATAATATGTGACAATATTTTTAATAATTAAAACTTCTTTATGCAGATACTCAAGAACCTTTTTAAGATGTAATAAATATCCATAACTTGTATGTCCTATCGCTAACTCATATTGTTTTATAAATTCTCTACAAGCTCTACATTGATGTTTATTTGCAAAAAGATATTCTTCATAACAAATGAAATTTGGAGCAGTTGTATCTATAATTTGATTTGAATGTTTAATTGCATCTTTCCAAACAGCCCCATGTGCAGTCTCTAAATTTATGTTTACATATGGATTTATGTTAACCATATGTAGATTGTCATCTATCTCTATAGATAGTTTTTTTAGTATTTGCTCACATTCAAAAACATATGATCTAATATTTAATATCGTAGAATGAGATAAGTGATTATTATATTTGTTTTCATTTCCAATTATTCTGTTATATTCTGTTGATCTTTTCTCAACCGAGTTAAGAGAAGAAACATCAGAGTATGGGTCAGCAAAAACATTTTCTACTGCGTTAGATCTACCCAATCCATAGTTAGCCATATCTTAAAATACTTTCCTTTTTAGAGGAGCATTGGCTCTTCTATTAAAACTTGTTTTGAATGATTTTTTAACAGATAAATTTTTTGTTCTACTTTTTTCAACAGATGTTGAGTCTTCTTTATCATCTGACTCTTTGCTTCCTGGCATAAAGAATGTGTTAGAGAAACTGCTAGTTTTATTTGTAAACTTTGCTTTGTGTAAATCATTATAGTTTTCAGTAATAGATAAAAGAGCAAGAATCAAACCATCATGAGCATGGTCTTGCGCAGAACCTCCTGCTTCAAATACTGGCCTTCCAGTTTGAGTTGTTCTCACTACAACATAGGAAATTAACTGCATATAAAGCTCATCATCTTTTTCCGGAATTAGTAAAAGTTCTTTTTCCAAATACTGACGAAGATTATCAACCATATATGGTTTTATTTCTTTCTTTATTATTTGTTTTGTATATGGGTCTCTAATATCAATAGTCTCAGCAAAACTGACTCCCTTAACTTTATTCTTGAGTCCAGATATAGGATTTTCTACTCCATACTTATGAAGAAGCTCTACTTGGACCTCACCAAAACCTCTATCTACATAAATGTGTTTTGGCTGAAAAATATCATTAAGTTCAACTATTCTAGAAACAGCTTTAGTCAAAGTATATTCTGATTTCTCTATTTCTTGTCTATATGCGAGTCTAACTCTATTTCTAAATCTTTCTTCTTCATAAGAATCAGAACAAGCTTCTAGCATAACTATATTTGTTCCTGCTCCGTATTTATCCCAGTCAACTCCCATAACAAAAAAGCTTCTTGCAGAAGTTATTTCTGGTATATAGTTCCATGATGGTTCTATAAATGCTTTATCTACATACTTTCTGGGATATACACCTTCTGCATCTTCGCCCCAATCAGCTTCAATTTCATGTCGATATCCTATCTCAGAATATTGTTCTCTAAATTCGTCTTCTTGATCTTTGGAAAAGTATGGATTACAATATGATGGAAACCAGAACTCCTTGAATCTTGTGCTTCTGCACCATTCCCAAAATCTTTCTCTTCTACCTGTTGGAGTAGATGCGCCTATCAAAACTTTATCGGATTGATCTTCTGCGGTTTTCTGCAACATTGCGTATAGTGCATCAAGATCGTCAGCGTGCATGTAGTCCATTTCATCAAGAACAATTACGTGTGCTTCTTGACCTCTAGCAACGTCAGATTTTCCGCCAGAACGCATACCAGATGTGAAGAATCTAATTGTCGATCCATTTGTGAATTGAATCATAAATTGTGGAGATGTAACTTTTCTTATAATTGAGTTCATTACAATTTCATTTTTAGAAGCAAGTCTAAGTATCTCTTGATATATTAGTTCTACGTGAGATTTCATTGGCGCAATAACAAGACATTTTCCATCTTTATGAGTATAGCTGTAATGCAGCAAATAAATTGCCATACTAAAAGTCTTACCTAAACGACGACCAGCTCTAAGAACTTTTCTTAATGAAGGATCCCTTAAAATGAGAGTTTGATATACTCTTGTTTCTGCACCGAGAAATTGTTTTGCCCAAACACACGGATCTTTGGCTACATGTATTTGCCTTTGTTGTTCAGCAGAAATGCCGCATGTCTAAAAGTTCGAAGTCTAATTCAAATGGTTCATCAACCAATAAAGATAACTCTCTATTAGTTAGAGGCCTATTATCTATAATTGATCCATCTGCCCAAGCAAGGTGTTTTAATTTATTTTCAAACACCCATTCAATTCTATTAATTTGTTTAATAGCTTCAATATCTTGAGCTCTTATTATTTCTAATAAATCTTCTCTAGATAACTTTTCTAAGTCTTGTCTAAACTTTTTTGTTTTATTAATAATAGATGTATTCATAATTATCCAAAATGAGCTGCCAACATTGAACTTTCAGATCCCAACACTGATCTTGCGTTAAGTCTTGAGTTTTGAATTGCCATAACTCCTCTAGCCCTTGAAGTTGCAGCTACTTCATTGTCTTTAAATCCTGCTCCAAATAAAGGCTTGTTAATACTGCCCTGAAAAGATTTTAGCGCATCTTTGCCAGTATTTACACCTCCCATCATTAATTTTCCAAGACCTTTTCCAACATCATAAGCTAATGATGCCCAACCATAAACACTGAATGCTTTTCCTGCAGCTTTGCCGTATGTAGACAGATATGTTCCACCAAGCCTAGCTGCTAAACCTTTTTCTCCAGCTCCATAAGCTTTAATTGCCAAAGATTTTGTAGCAGCTCTGATTGATTTTACATCCCCAGTTTTTAAAAGAGCAGCGGCATCATCTGCATATGTCGATAAAGGATTAATAATACTTGCTGCTTCACTGGAGAATAAAGCACCAGTTGCTGCATTAACTGACATCTTTGTTTTTTCAAGACCTTGTGCAATGCCTTTGCCAACTCTTGCAAGAGTTTCAGCAGAAGCTTTTGGTCCAGCTCCCTGCATAACTCCCAAGAATTTAAAAACATTTTCGCCCATCACTCCGCCAGTCATTCTGGCAATAGCTTCAAATCTGCCCATCCCCGCTACATCTGCAACGCTAGTAAGACCCCTTGCTCTCATGATGTCGTCTGCATAGGAAGCTGTTAATCCAATTGTGTCTTTTTGACCTGGAAATAATTTTGCAAACTTAGCTGTAGCTTCAAATTGTGCAGATTGTTTTGATACTTTTAATATATTTTCATCTAGTCTAGATAACTTAGCTGCGGCAGCATCGCCTCTTCTAACGGCTCTTGCTTGTGCTCTAGTTCTTGCTGCTTCTTGAGGTACTCTCGTTCTTATATCTGCTGCTCTTTGAACTGCAGATTCATAAGCTGTAGCTTTATTGAATGTATTTAGTCTTCCTAACACTCCACCAGCATAAAGTGGTTTACCTGGATTTGCTTCTAAATCAGCTTTAAATCTATGCCTTATACTTTCTGGAATTCTTCCTGAAGATTTTTCGCCCATAAGCTTATTAAGTATAAATGATACTCCCTGAAATGGAGTATAGGGTGTTGATCTATCTCCTGCAATACCTGTTAATCTAGCAACGCTGTCAAATCTAAATGGATTTGCTACAGCTGCTACTCTAGGTTTCATTTTTTTCGCAGCATACTTTCCAAATATACTTTTACCTAATGCAAACTCGTCTGCATTTTGGGCGACATTACCAACGTATGCACCTGTTCTTCTTCCTAGTGCAGATCTAATTCCAGATGCACCTTCTGCGACATCTAGATAACCACCTCTGAACATGGTGCTTGCATATTTACTAGCGTTTACAGCTGCCATTTGAGTTGCAGATGGCATTGCGCTTAGAGCTCTTAATGGCAAAGGTAATTCAACTTCTGGAGCCATTTGAGATGACATTAATGGGTCAACAGTGTAAGAAGAACCATCAGCTGGCATTAGTATCCACCTCTTCTTGTATTATACGCTCCTAAAACTATATCTCCACTAGCATTTAATCTTTCAGCTGTTAACATTGAAGAATTATAAAAAGGAGACTGACTAATGATTTGTTGATTTTCTTGTGCAGACCTGCGAGCAAAATCGATTGATCCATAAACTCCCGTAATTCCACCAAGAACTCCACCCACCATTGCACCTAATCCTGTTTTTTTTCCGAAGTTTAGCTCCTAACAGAGCACCTGCTCCAGCACCAATAACACTAGATCCCACTGCTGCCCTTAATGGATTGGGTGCTCCATAAAATCTATATGGATTAGAGCCTCTTGCTAAGCCACCAATTGGCCCATCAAGAGTTCCTCCAGCCAATATGCTGCCAGTTAAATCAGTTCCAAGCACTGCTCTATCTGCATTTGGATCATCGAATGCAACATCCATTGCTGCTTTAATAGTTGGCTGAGCAGTTTCTTTATACATGCCTGCCATCATTAATCCACCAAGTCCTGCTCCGACAGCGATTCTTCTTCCTCGTGAGCCTGGTATAGATTCAGTAAAAGTAGACATTGCTCTACCAATGGCAGTTCCAGCAGAACTAGAGGTTGCTTGCCTTGCAGCTTGACTAAGACTTCGAGAGCTTGCTAATAGTTTTCCTAAATTTTCTAATACTGCCATTTTTATCTTCCGTATAAATAATCGTATTTATTTGGGCCCATTTTTGTGTGTCCAATTTTATTTCTATCTAAATTTCCGACAACTCCAGCAGTAACAAGTGGATCTCTTCTTGCGCTATAAATTTGTTTGTCTGCTTGAATGTCATCGTTAGCTTCTTGAACCAGTCCAGTATCTTCATACGGTTGCTGATTCATAACCTCGTTGAACATTTCGTTTTTTCTATTTCTTCTTGCTATATAGTAACCCGCACTAAAAGCTGCTACACCTAGTGCTGCAACAGCCATTTTTGGCTTATGTTTAGTAATAAAGTTAACTATTGATTCATCTCTTAAAGTTCTATTTCTAAATATAGATGTACCACGTATTCCAGTATCTACTCTTGCTCTAGAAAAGTTAGTTTCTAAATTTCTTCTAAATTCTGGATTTTCTTCGGCTTCTCTTACAATGGATAAAAATGTTTCGTATTGTCCACCAACCATCTGTGATCTTGCTGCCGCATGTAGCGCTGGATTTTCTGCTTCAAGAACTTGTTCAGCTGCTGTACTAATAGAAGCAGTAACAGCATTATACTGTTCTCCCATTTCATTAACCTGAAATAAGAACCCTCTTCTCACAGGTTCAACATCGTTAGTTATGGAACCTCCAAGTCTTCTTAGGAGTGCAGTTACACCTTGTGCTGGAGCTCCTTCTATGAATCCCGAAACTGGACCACTTCTCACAAATGTGTCTGTAAGTTTATCGACAAGTTCATCAGCGCTTATTTGAGCAGCATCTGCTATGGTTCCAGAAGAAGATGACTTAAGAATATTTTTAATCGCTATTGCTTCCAATTCATCTCCAGCAAGACCTGACTTAACCATTTCTTCTGTGGTTTTGCCTGCGTTTTGTCTCCAAACTTCAACAATACTTTCTGCTAATTCTTGTGCTTTTGACCTTTGCATTTGTCCAGATCCAAGAACCAAGTTAACTCTATCCTTTCCATCAACAATAGAAAAATGTGCCTTGTCTAAACCAATATCACTAAAAAATGTATCACCTTTAATTCTTTTAATTTCTTCTGTTAACTTTGCAGACATCATTGGCTTTGATACGACTTCGCTATCTGTTGTTAATATTCTTGTGGTTTCTTGAGCTCTAGTAAATACTACTCCGAGTTCAGAAGCTTGCCTTGCAATTTTTTGTCCTCTCAAAGCCATCGATTTTACTCTCTCAACATCTGTTGGCAGAATATCTCCAGGAGATATCAATCCTGCTCTTCTTAAAATTTGAGTTGGAAGAGTAGTTGTTTGAGAAACTTCATCAACTGCATCTACTACTGGTCTTGCTAATGAATCTCTAGGAACAGTAAAAGGAATTTCAGAAGTAAGAGTAGAAGCTGCAACAAAGCTTCCTCTCATTGATGGATCTAAGAAACCAAGACCAGCTCCACCAGAATGAAGTGATCTAAAAGCTTGAGTAACTAGATTTTCTGGAATTGGATCATATCTATCAGCCATTGACCTAGTGAGTGCCAAGTCTCCTCTTGAGATAATTTCAGGTCTTTCTGCCAAATATGGAAAACCAATAGTTTGTCTAGTAGTTAATAAAGATCCTAGGAATTCTTTTTGTTGCGTAGCATCTAACGCTGATACATTGACAAATGGAACTCTTGATGTTACAGATGTAGCATTTGCAGTAACAACGGGACTTATTGTTGAAGTTGTAGATACATAATCTAACATTCTTCTCATTTGAGAAGCTTCTGCATAACTAATTCCGGATGTCAACATTCTATCAACTGGTGCTGATCCTCCAGGTTGTAATGCAGTCAATTCTTGATGTAGAACAGTTCTTATTTTCATCTCAGCAAGTTGTGTTCTTATTGGAGATACTTGTCCTGCTTTAGAACCTCTTAAAAAACTTTCCTCATACATGCCAGTTTCTGCATTGAATGCAATCATTGCATCGCCGCCTTGAGATGAAACTCTTACTCCTTGAAGAGTTCCTTTACCACTTGGACTAATCATGAATCTTAATAAATTATCTGACATTTGATTAACATCTACTATGTTTGCAGTAGAAAAAGGCGCAACTGATCTTGCTATAGTTTGTCTAATACCCCTAAGGATCGGGTCCTGTACGTGTCCAGCACCTAAGAGATCTAAGCTCTGATCATTAATTCTTCTAAGCAATTCTCCAGAAAAATATTGGTCAATTTCGGAAATGTGAGTACCTCTTTGTAGAGCATCTATAACCTTTGAGGCCTCAGTGTTTCCTTGATCTGCAGAATCTTTTATTAATTCCAACATGTTTGTTGACAAAAGAAGGTTCTCCATTGACCTTGGTTTAACACCCTCTCCAAGAAGCCCTCCTTTAGCTATAGTTTCTGGAGCAAGTAAGTTTGTTCTCACAAAATCTATTGCTCTCTCAGTATCTTGGAGATCAATTCCAGATTGACGTAATCTTTCTATAAGTTTACCTTGCAAATATTGACCAGAAATTTGCGTCATATCAATAATTTTTCCATTGTTTAATTTTGATATTACTTTAGATACTAATTCATCTGCGCCATCGATATCACTGAATTCCTGTAGTTGAGCTATACTTTGAACAACTTTTGGAATATCAAATGCTCCAACATTATTTCCAACAATATAAACATCATCTTGCGCCATGAAATTAAACAACTTAAAATATGAATCTGCTGCTTGTCTTCTTTGTAGTGGGTCAGATAAATCAAATATGTCGTCAATGTTTTCAGTTAACAAAGATCGAGCTTCTTTGCGTGCTATTTCCGTTCCTAGTCTTGTTCCTTGACCAGTTGATCTACTTACCACTAGATTTTGCATTTCTGGAGCAATTAAATGAAATCCTACTCTTCCAGAAGGATCAGCAGACATTCCTGCAATACTTGTTGCTACAGATGTTCCAGGAAGATGAGAATCATACATTTGACCAGAAAGAGATCTAGCTATATCATCAGTTCCTACTCCAGTAGTTTCTATGTCGAGAGAGAAGTATTTTACTCTTTCTCCTCTTGCAAGTTTTTCTGTGATTTCTTTAAGTGGCGGACTGGTTCTTTGCTGCATTAGTTCTCTCATATAATCTGGTGTTGGAATACTAGAATATCCTATCTCAATTTTTTTAGTATCAAGAGACATGTTAAATGTTCTTCCGCTTAATAATATATCCAAAGGATGAGAACTTCCTGGAGTCATCATTAAGGCTGACATTTTCCTTGGGTTTCCAGATGGAATAGGAACAGATGGAAAACCAAGAACTCCAAATGTTCCTCCAGAACCAGATTGTCCAGTTGATCCAGTTAACATTATCATTTTTTCAAACTGATTTTGTAATTCTTTTCTAGATTGATATGAAGATATTAGGTTAAAATTCATAGTTGGCTGTTGCATAGCCATACCTAATAATCTTACTCTATCTTGAGTTAATCCAACTCCTTCATCTAATTCTTGCTGCAAAAGTTGCAAATATCTAGTATGCAATGTTTCTAAGTTATCCATTACTTCTGAACGAGGAGAAATAATATCTAGATTTGCTATATGTTGCGATGGATTAAGTGCTGCAGAAAAGTTCTTTTGAATACGTGCTCTAGCTTCAGTTTCATTAGTTGCCATACCCATATCCAGATAAGCTTTTGTTAGCTTTTCAAAATTTGTCTTTGTCATTTTCCGTTTCCTGAGATTCAATATATTCATCAATTTCATATGTGCCAAGTTTTTGTTTAATAATTTTTTCTCTCTGTATATCAATTGATTGAACTTTATTAATAATCTCAGATATTGCTTGAGCTGTATCAAGTTGAACTTGGCCAACTTTTGCTTTTGCTTCTCTAGTTGCAAGAAGTTGATTTCTTAGATCTTTTCTTCTTTTATGCAGTTTATCTTCTAACTCAACCGCTAAGTGTAATTCTTTTTTGAAAATTGGCTGACCCTCTTGGTCAACTCCAATAATATTTTCCTGAATGAAATGCTCCTTAGCAAGGAGTTTTGTTTTACGCAGATATTGAACTTCTTGATCTACCAGATCTCTTACCATTGAAACTTCAACAAGATTATTTGGATTTACATCAAGTTGCTCTAAGTATTCTGCTGTAAACTGAGAAACCATTGACATTTCTATTGGACACGGTTTTCCTCTTGGAGCAAGATTTTCTTTTAACAGTGGACATGTAGCTGCAAAAATACATTTTTCAGATTGACAATTCATTGGAATCGATGAGAACATCGCATTCCTAGTTCTTTGGGGCCTTACAAGTTCTGTAGCTTTTTGCTTTTCTTCTTCTGACCAGTGATCAGGAAAAAATAAGTCTGGTCTTAAAGACTCAAACTGTTTCATAAAACCGTTTTTATCATCTGCTTTTTCTATATTAGACATTGAAATCAATCCACTCTGATCTAACTAAACCTATGTCATCAAAACTTTCCACTACTGCACCTTTGCAGTGAGAACAGAAATATTCTCTTACATAAATAAATTTATCTTCTTCAATCACATACTCAGTTACATTTTGCAGCCTGTAGGCACATCTTGGGCATTCCACACTATTGTACTGCCAGTATCTCACTTAAACTTTTTTGAAGCTTCTGCATTATTTCAACTCCGCTTGCTGCATTAATAAATACTCCAACTTCTTTCATCTGATCTGGAGTAAGAGTTGAACTAATTGTATATCTTGCACCTTTGCATATGTCACAATAAGTTTCTTTGTCATAAAGAGAACAGACACAAGGGTCTATAATATTAAAAAATTCAAGAGCTTTTGCTATTTCATACCAACGTGCTTTAAACATCTTTTTTGTTTGCTCTTTATAAGCTCTTAACTTATGTTGATCGTTAGACAGTAGCGTTCCCATATCTAAAGACTGCTTCATTAAATCATTAATAGTTCTGTACAAGAAGTTGGGCAGTTCGAAATCACCAGACTCATTTATAAAAGTTTCCCAATTGCTCATTTTTATACCTAAATTGCTTGACCATTTCTTGGTACTTGCATAATTGGCCTTTGTGGATTATAGCCACCAACTGGACCACGCCTATTGGCCATTCCCAGTCCACCCATGGCAGCTCCTACTCCTAGGACTCTTTTACCCATTTTAATATTGGCTGAATTTGCTGCTGGGGATAATGCATATGCTTGAGATAATGGGTGAATGTTTCTTCCACGAAGAATTCTATTAGCTAAACCGCCAATGCTACCATACATTGAGTTAGAAATCGATCCAAATCTAGGGCTTGGCATATTAGTAGTTCCTTATTCCAGTTGGTCTTCCAACTGTTTTGTCCATTCCGGAAGATCTTCTTCTCATAATGGCACCAGCTCCAACAACACCTGCAGCTGCTGCTGCTCCTTTTTTAAAACCAATAGAACCAACGCTACTTCTAATGGTCGGCATAAGGCCACTTGTTCCAACCGACCCATACATCGATTTGAGACCGCTCATAACTCTACTAGGCATTTGTCCTCCATATAAATTTATTAGTTGATATAGTAACTATATTTCTTTTGCTAAAGCTTGTTTTTTAACTGGTTTGATAAAATTAAATTTAAATGAATCATTCTCATAATCTATTTCAAATATCGTTCCTCTTGGCATTGAGGTATTTATTAGTTTTTCTGCAAGTTTAGATTCTATTCTTTCTCTTCTTATTTGAGACAGACCTCTAGCTCCCTTTACAGAATCAATACCTTCATTTATCAGGGCCTGTATAACATTTTCATTATACTGAACTGAGTATCCCCTTTTGCCGAGTTTGTCAGCAATGATAGACATCTCTATCTGAGCTATTTTTATACAATCTTCTTCTGACAAATGATTAAATATAACTATTTTATCAATTCTATTTAAAAACTCTGGTTTGAAATGCTTTTTGACAGCATCATTAGTATTTCTCTCAACTATTGATCTATCGGGAATAACTTTTGTTTTTTTCTTATAGTTTACATCTTTTGTAAAACCAGTTCCACCAGCTAGTAAATGATCAAAGGTTTTATCATTTCCTAGATTGGTAGTCATGATAATAATAGTATTCCTAAAATTTACTACCTCTCCTCTTGAGTCAGTTAAAATACCATCATCAAAAACTCTTAAAAATGTATTCCATAAATCAGGGTGAGCTTTTTCCACTTCGTCAAGCAAGACAACTGTAGACGGAAATTTCTTAACAAAATTAACTAGTTGACCACCCTCATCATGGCCAACGTAACCAGGAGGAGATCCAATAAGTTTTTGGTTTTCGTGTTTGTGTTGGAATTCTCCACAGTCTATTCTAACCATTGGATATTCCCCACCAAATAAATACTTATGTAAGCTATTGGCAAGATGTGTTTTACCCACGCCTGATGACCCAGCAAATAAAAATACTCCAAGAGGTCTGTTGTCATCACTTAAGCCAACTTGAGACCTTCTTAAGGCAGAAATTATAGTTTGAATTGCTTGCTCTTGACCAATAATATTATTTTTGAGATAAGTTTCTAGACCAAGAAATTTTTGTTTATTGATCTGTTTTGTTTTAGTTGTTTTCGTTGTCTTAGCATCTCCAAATGGAAAATCATCTTCATCTAGTTTTGGAAAGTTCTTTTTAAACTTTTTTATTGTATCTAAAAAGTTTTGTGAGGCAAGATCGTTTTCTTGATCAAATAAGAATGGGTCTGTTTCCAGACCTCCAGCATATGCCATATTTACCCAACCATCTAAATCTAGACCTGGATTTAGCATAATGCACCCGTGCATATAAAGCAGATATACATGTCTCTGCTGCTTTGCGGGACATCATTCGTAATGAATCTGAAACTTCGTTTTTTAGATTAAAAACAAAATGTTCTATAACATCTTTTTTTAATTTTTCAAATTCTGATTTATTTTCTATCTTGCGGTATTTTGATAAAAATTCTTGAACCTCTTCTGGCTCTAGAACCTTAAACTTTACATACGCGGCAAGTTCGGGCATATATATTTGATATATTCTCATGTCCTCTCCTTTGCCTTCAAAAACAATAGTAACTTAATAATAAGAATTAAATCAAGTTAGGACAGTGTATATATATATTAGTATTATATACTTTAGTATATTTTATTATTCAGTATGGACTACAGTTTAGTGCCCTGTATACAGATTATACACAAAGTCATATAACCTGTGTCAAGTTCTAGGAATTAATATCTTCAATTTTTGGATGTGGTTCTAAACAAGGACCACTAAATCCCCAGTACCTAAGTAAATCTGCTGGTGTTTCAATTCTGTTTTTCAACATTTTTATTGCTCGAACGTAATCAGGATATGCTTCAATATATTTCTTTTTCACTAGTCAAATCTCCATTTATATGCTATTATCTTCGGCATCAATTATATCATGAAAGATAAAGTGGACGAAATAAGTAAAACACAAGAACTGAAAAAATTATATGACCTGTTAGAGAAAGTTTCGCATGCGATCCTTGGATCCGATTTTCAAACACGAATGCTGATGAGAAGAATAAAAACTGAAGTAATTGAAAGAATCAAAAAAATAGAATCTGAATTACGTCAAATGAAAAAAAAGTGGTAAAATAGTAGCATGGATGAATCAAAACAACTTGAGCTAGCAATTGCTCAAATAGAAAAGCAGTTTGGTTCTGGATCGGTTATGAAACTTGGTTCTTCTGAGTTTGAATCATGGCCAGCAGTTTCAACTGGAGCTCTATCTCTAGATAGAATACTTGGTATCGGCGGCCTTCCAAGAGGACGAATTATTGAGGTCTATGGACCAGAGTCTTCTGGTAAATCTACATTGGCACTATCAGTTGTTGCTCAAGCACAAAAGCTTGGATTGAAGTGTCTGTACGTTGATGCCGAGCACGCATTAGATCCAGTTTATATGCAAGCAGTTGGCATTAACCTTGATGAGCTTTTGTTGGCTCAGCCAGATCATGGTGAAGAAGCTCTTGAGATAGTTGACAGACTTATCGGCACTGGACAGATAGGTGTTGTGGTGGTTGACTCTGTAGCATCTTTAATTCCTAAGGCAGAGCTTGAAGGAGAGATGGAATCTCAGCAAATGGGATTGCAAGCACGTATGATGGCCAAAGCAATGCGTAAGCTAGTTGGTCCAGCAAATCAGCATAAAACTCTTATTGTATTTATTAATCAGATTAGAAATAAAATTGGCATTATGTTTGGCAATCCAGAGACAACTCCTGGAGGTATGGCACTGAAATATGCTGCGTCTGTACGAATTGATATTAGAAAGAAAGAAGATATCAAAGACAAAGCTGGAAATGCTGTTGGAATAACTGCCAAGGCAAAGATTATTAAGAATAAGATGGCACCCCCAATGAAGGTGACTGAATTTGATATTCTCTACGGTAAAGGAATAGACGAGTATGGATGTGTTTTTGACGTGGCTGTGGATCAAGGAATCTTTACGCAAAAAGGCGCATGGATTTATCTTGAAGGTGAACTTTTTGCGCAAGGCAGAGAAAACGCACTAACTGAACTAAGAGAAAGTTCGGAAGTGTTTGAATCTATTAAGGATAAAATAAAAAATGCATGATATTAAGTTGACAATCGAACCTTGCCCAGATTGTCCGATTCCTCCAAACTTTATAACAAAGCCTGGAGTAAAAAATGGGCAAAAGTGCATCTATATAGATTGTAGAGAATGTGGCGATAAGTGGACGGAGTTATTAGACAATGAATGAAAAAGAGGATAACAACGAAAAAATTTCCGATTTTTATAAGGATTGGCAAGGTTACACTAAGTCAGTCGATAATGTTAGTATCTTTAAAGACAAATCCAAAAGAAAAAGAAAAAAGCTAAATAATATTTCTTTTCACGACAGTTCAATCGACTTTATCATTAGATTCAATATATCTGAAGATGTCAGTAATAAACTATCTGAAGGTATCAGTAAGGTTCAAAAAGCCCTAGAAGACTTAAAGTCAGATCTTCATAGATCCAGTAAAAAGTAGTTACTATCTCTAATAGAATTTAAGGAGAAAGTAATGAGTAAAGGCTCTAGATTTGGTGCGATGTTTATGTCGCAAATGACAAAACCGAGATGACATCGTTGCTTGGTCAAAACCGCGCCCAATTTTTTTCAGCTTTTTATTTTTTTTTGAATTAAGGTAGACATGGATTTCTTTATCGAATTAATCAAAAAACTAATGGAAGCCAATGAACTAGATCTAGAAAACGGCGTATTAAAATTTGATTATGATAATGACATGGATGAGTCTATTATCACCGCATTTAGTGAAAAAGACGGCCAAATAACTCTAGCCGTCTTTGACACTGAACAGTGGGAAATAGTTAATGATCTATGTAAGTTGACTTCACAATCTCAAGAAGAAGTGATACGTTCAATGGCAAGCGATCTGCCAAACGTGTATCGATTTGATCCCAAGGATTTTATCTAGATATAAGTAATAGGACTATAGGTTTGGTTTAGGTAGTCCATGTTATAAGCTCCATAAATCAAAGTACCTGATACTTCCAGTGCAAGTCTATTAGAGACATGTGCTGGAAGTTTTGTATTTACATACTGATTTACTTCAGCTCCCGCAATTGGACCATAGTTATTCTTTTGCTTGGTCCAGAAGTTATAAATCGCGCTATGAGCAAAGATTGGATCAAACATAGATTCTGGATATGTATTGTTAATTAACACTACATTATCAAAGATAAATCTTTTCTTTTCATACAGGTCAACTACAACTCTACATTCGTGTTCCAATCCTATGAATGTCAGTTTATTATAATGCTTTTGTGTTTCTTCAAACAGACGTACAGACAGATAAGCCATCTTAGTTCTGTTGAATTCTTTATCATTATCAGTGTAAAATAATAATAATCTGTGATCCCTAGAGAGCTGTCCTAACATTGAAGAATTGACTCTCCAGGGGGTTTTTGTTCTAAACAACTTCTCTGAGCCTACCAATATGTTATTTGGCATTGTGGGGGTTTGTTTGTTAGTTGTCATAGCCGTAGTTGTCCATGTCGAAGTCGTAGTCGCTATAGGCTTCTCTATAGCTATCTGTAGTATACATATCTAAAAACTCTTCTATTTCTTCTAGGGACTCTAATGTGTATTCTTGTGGATCTAGCATTTGTTTTACCTTCATTGTGATTTTTCGCCGGGCTTTTCCCGACTGGTCGATAAACTACCAACAAAATTCCTATATGGCAACTTGTAGAAGAAAAATTTTTTGAGGGCAAACCAACTTATTGGAAACCTATATAGACTCATATAAAATTCATATAGTATTAAAATAGGGAAAAATTTATAAGTGAGTAATAGTGGAGTATATTGTGTGCAGAAAAGTTTAACGAGGCCACCCCCCCATACCCCCTACGTTATTTCTTTTTTATGGGTAGGCCTTTGGTCTATCAAGTGGTAGCACATTGTGTTGCCCCATGCTTGGCTATCCCTGTCGGCATGTTCTTCCATAAGGAGGTGAAACTTTTATGGAGAAGATCCAGCGCTTTGCTGCTGGACATAAGTGGGTGCTGCTTGCAGTACTGCTTGTGTTCACACCTATCGTTGGTGTTGCTTTCGGCATCGTGGGCCTCGTGCTCTCGTTTGTCTTCGGCATCATCAACTGGTACGGCGTACTGATCGTTACTGTCTCTGGGACAGTGTACGGTTTTGTACGCGTGCTCAGGTGGGCAGACAGCTCGTCGGATGAGGTTGAGCAAAAGCTCACCCGGAGTCCGTTCGAGCTGTAATGCCGAGCAAATCTGCCATTGGACCGGGGTGTGGTAGCACCTGGCAACAGAACATCTACCAGAGATACCACTCATCCAGAGTGGTTTTCTCTTTATGGGTAGTTGCCAGATCCCGATCCACGGGGTCGACTACCTGCCTTTGAAAGGAGGTGGAAATGAACGAAGTAGCAATCTACTCGCTCGGAACATATCATTTGTTCCTCTTTGAGGGTAATACTCTCATCGAGGTACACTATGCCGTTACCACGGCGTGGAGCAGGGTGCTTAACCGCACCTACCTCCCCGACGTGGAGAGGCCACTGGTATCTGTGTCGAACGACATGAATGTCATCGTTCCACTCACATCAGAGGAGTTGCAGGAAGTCGCCTACGAAGGTGGCTGGCTGTACCTCTTCGCCGACGACCTTTACGCAATAAAGGTCGATCCTCTTTCAGGAATAGAAGAAGGCTTCATTAGTCTCTTCTATGACCTGTAAAAAAAAGGATACCCAGCAGTCGACCACACGGGCTGCTGGGTTTTCCTTTTATGGGCAGAATTTAGATCCCTTGGATAGGGCTGCCCAGGAAGGGAAACATGGAGGAGATGTTTATTGCAAAGATCACCTTTGCAGATTCTTGCTACACCATCTCTCCGCGGACCGGAGCAAAACTCTTGTCCACGGAGAGGTACGTTGCGTTAGGAGCCACCGACGCAACAGCGAAGGAGGCGCATGTCTATCTAATCTCAGTCGACAGGCATCCGTCTCTTGAGGAGAGTTACCTCTCCGCCGATGAGAAAATCATCAGCGGAGCTGGTTATCAGCACTTCAATCCAGAAACTGGTGACATACACTATACAACTCTTGGGTTTGTTAACCCAGCACTGAGTTGTGTGGTGCCAATGGGGGTGTTAGAGCCCTTGGATAGGGATGACATGGGTGAATTCCTAAGACCATTGGAAGAACTTGAGGATTTTGCGGACTGCCTGGCAGTCAACAGAATCAACAAGTACCTCAGAGAAGCAATGTTCAGTGGGCAAGGGTGGCAGATAAACCAACCACCCATTTGTGATGGAACGTCTCCGCGTGATGCGTTCATTCGCAACGAGATTGCTGCCCTGAAGAAGATTGACGAGACTTCCGTAGTATACAAGAGATTCTTCTTGTAGCAATATTAAGGATAATTGAGATACCACCCAGCCAGGGTGGTTTTCTCTTTATGGGTAGTCTCTTGACATCAGACTACCCTTATCTGTATGGAAGGAGGTGAATAATATGAATACAGAAAACAAGACGGCTTGTGTCGAATGCTGGAATCGTTTTCCAGCGTCCGTGCTCAAGCCTGTAGCAGTACCATGCTACCGGTTTATCTGCCCAGAATGTTATGGGCAGGTAATGAGTAGAGTTGGGAAGAAAAGGCGATTTGCATTTTAGTTAGCCTTTTTGGAGGGACCCCTGGGAAACTGGGGGTCCCTCTTTTATGGGTAGAATTTAGATCCCTTGGACAGGGCTGCCCAGAAAGGAAAACATGAGGAAACTCTTGGTTGCGCTGGTCATCTTGGCTGGCGCAATCGGTCTCCTTTGGCTGATGGAGGCTACCAAGTCTCCTGCTTTCTGCCGGATTCCGGTCGTTACTGCGCAAGCGGGAGACGATGCCTGGGGCCTCGCAGAGAAGTACTGCGAAGGAGAAAGGAGAGAGGTGGTCGATAAGATCGTCTCTCTGAATGGGTCCTCGCAGATCATGCCGGGACAAGTCATCCTCCTTCCCACTAAGTAGGGGGGAAGGATCCGAGGAGTGGTGATCCTATACATATTATTATAATTCACCGTTAGAGAGACCCCTTCGGGGGTTTCTCTTTTATGGCTAACCCCTTGACTGGGGAAGTCGCGTCGACCCGATCACGCACAAGCATCGGGAGAAAGGTGGAGGCTATGCCACCCACAGTTCTTAGCGAACTGATTGTAGCCTTGACCGGAGTTGTTTTCAGCTCCGAATCAGGTTACAAGGCATTCGGGACCAACGTCAAAGACCCTATTATGGGCGACGTTGACTTCGACAAGTTCACTCAGTGGCAGACTGAGCTGCTCAATGCAGCACAGACTATGGCTGAGTCGTTCTCTGACGAAGAGGACCCGGATCGGTATGAGTCTGCTCTTGACGACTTTGAGTCGTTGCTTGAGCAGGTCCTGCCGCAAAGGCCGGAGTAGCTGAGACTCCCCGCTAGTTAAGTCTAGCCGAGGTTGGTAGCCGCCTTGGGAACAGAAGGTACCAATAGAAGAACAGACGCCGCGAAGGCCTGCCCGATGGGGTGGTAATGCGTCTGTTTTTCTTTTATGGCTAACCCCTTGGTTGGGGAAGTCGCGTCGACCCGATCACGCAAAAGATCGGGGGAAAGGAGGGCGTCAATGCATTTCTTAATGCACGGGCTATGGCTGAGTAACGGTCACGCCTTTGACATCCCGCCATTCGTCCTTCGGGACACCGATGGCTCGGTCATTGCCGAGTACCCCTACACAGGGGAGAAGTACGTAGAATACGACTTCTTCATCGGTAACCCCAAGGCCGGAACGGTAGAGCATGCCAATGCCGAAAAGGCATACTGGCAGTACTGCCGCCAAGCGTACGGCGCATAGCGTCGGACACCTTCCTGGCTTAACTGCCAGAAGAAGAGAGAACCCCCTTCGGGGGGTTTTCTCTTTATGGCTAGATCCTAGGACAGGACTGGCCAAGGAGGAAAGTAATGTCATACAAGGAAACGGAAGTCGAGGAAAGGGTGTACCGGAAATACGGTCTCGCTGCCTCGGAACACATCCTGCGTAATGCACGGGCTATCCAGGACAATGCCAAAAACAGGACCAAGAAGCAAATGAGCTTGGAGGTCGCAGTCAAGAAGGCAATCGAGTGGATGTATACAAAGTATCCACGCGAACAACTGAGAGACCTCGGGATGATGTAATTTCCCGCCTTGCCTGGCTTAACTGCCAGAAGAAGAGCGAACCCCCTTCGGGGGGTTTTCTCTTTATGGCTAGATCCTAGGACAGGACTGGCCAAGGAGGAAAGTAATGCAAATCAACGACCAAGACGGTGGGAGGTGGAGTGCAGAGGTTTCAATGCCACTGCGCTGCCTCCTGTGTGACGCTACAATTAGAGCGTTTTGGGACTCATCCAACGGTGGGTTCTGGTCTTACCTCGACGACGCAACGGAAATATCCATTCAGCCTGGGTACGGCTCAACGTTGGATGGTGACAACTTCCGGGCATACCTGTGCGACAGGTGTCTTCGACAAGCGGCAATCAATAACCGAGTCGTTTGGCTTGGTAATTGGTTGATGGACCACCCCGAATCCGGATTGGAACTGGGTCACTATCCAGACTGGGAAAAAGAAGGAGAGGAAAAAGAAGAAGGAGAATGAATCAACGAGAGATACCGTGCAGCCAGCACGGTTTTCTCTTTATGGGCAGAATTTAGATCCCTTGGACAGGGCTGCCCAGGAAGGAAAGCATGAACCGTAAAAAGGTCACGTGGTGTGGATGCATGCAAGTGCGTTCCGCCAAGGATGGGGTCGCTGACCTCTTCAGCCGTCAACTCGTGGACGGAAAGCTTCGTGGAGAAATCTGGGAGCTGTTCGAAGCGAGGAGCATGGCAGAAGTCAGAGACGAGCTGTCGGACCTTGCATGGGGTTTGGGCAGGATCATCGGTGGGTTTGTCAACAAACCCTACGTTCGGATTCCAGGAGATGGAATTCACTACCGCAAGGTGGTGGACCGGATCGAGGACTACGGGTGTATGAGGAGCAGGCGTTTCCTCATCGAAGGAAAGTGCCCCAACGAGTGAGCTGAAGAAAGGCAGCTCAAAAGAAGGAGACCCCCCAAAAAGGGGGGTTTCCTCTTTATGGGTAGTGATAAGACCTCAAACCTCAAAGGAGCAATAATGAAACAGAAAGCTGTGTTAGTAGATATTGACGGTACTCTCGTCAGTATTACGGAGAATTGGAGTGCAGAAAGGGATAGTGAATGGGTTGAAGAAACGATGAATGCGGTGGGGTATGAAAAAGGTATTGAATTGGTGAAGGAGTACAGTAAGATAGGGTACAAGATTGTGATTGTTACAGCAAGGGGTCAGAGTTGTTATGAGAATACGGTTAAAAAGTTGAAAGAGATTGGTGTGTATGAGTATGTGGATGTGATGATGCACAGGACTGGCAAGTATGAGAGCACGAGGAGTGCTGTGTGGAAGAAGGCAGCAATTAACATGCTGAAGCACAAATATGAATTTGTGTTTTCCTTGGAAGATGAAGAAGGCAACCAGAAAGTTATGCGGGATTATGGCATGATTGTCATCGATGCAAAGACCTGGTGGTAATAATAATCCTTAAAATATTGACCTCGTAAGAGGTTTCTCCTTTATGAATAGACATCCGGTCACTCAATCCCTAAAAAGGAGGTCGCCATGAGTGATAACAGTCCCATCCACAATCCAATTATCAACAACCCATTCGAGCCACGAAAGGAGCCCGAAACCATGAAGTACGTAATCCGCAACGAACGAGGTGAGATGTATCAGAAGGAGGTATGGTACGCAGGTATGAATCCTGCAGAAATGCGGAGCATTGACATTATTAAAGCTCTGTGGGATGCTGACAAGACTCTGCTTGAGATGTACCTGAATGAGCAGAGACACAACGACAAGCATCCAGAAAAGAAGGCCTTTGAGGGTGTAATGATGGTCGTTGATGATTCGTATCTGGACATGAGGTCAATCCTCAAGGAGTTTGCGGGAAAGGTCCGCATGAGTGGAATGGCGACACATGGAGAATGGGATTTCTCTCCCCTGCACGTTGTCTCGTACCGATTCCTGATGGAGGATTCATACATCAGGAAGATTGATGGGGAAAAGGTCAAGATCAACAGAATCAGCATGTATGAAATGCTGGTGACAGAAAAGAAAAGTGATAAAAAGCCTGGATTCGTTATTGAGTTCAGGAGTCATGTCAAGAATTCACTTGGTCAGGTGTATACAAAGAACTGGCCTGTGGTCTTCCACATCAACAAAACTCCAAATGGTGTTCGGTTTCTGTGGAGGAATAACAAAACTAAAGAAACACATTGGGGTGTGGGCTACTACTCCATAGCAAGAAAGAATGGTGTACCACAATTTCCGCTGGTGACAGAAAAGATGGCTAATGCATTTCAAAGTGTCAGGAACAAGATGGTCAAGCACCATGACATTCATGAAATTCTCAAGTACATTCCGCTTCAAAGCATTGAGGGAGAGAGTCATCATCCAATGAGTGTTCTGCAAGATCAAAACGATACATGGTCATCGTATCCATACCCGATTGATCAATTCAGCGTCTACTGGATTGGTGGTTCAACAAGTGTCAAGGACATCTTGAACAAGGCCTTTGATACTAAGCGGGATGAGCAAGGTAGACTTGTGGGTGGAATCACCAAGAAGGCATTTGGTGGTTTGAACAACATCGACAACTTCATTGATTTGCGTGCAGCAATTAACGTTGTGCGAGCATTGCGCGGGTTTGATCCACACATCTTTGAGAAGATGAATACAGAATACGTTGAGGTGTGGACTCACGAAGAAGACGGAATAAGATTTGTGGAGCCGCAAAACATTTCTCGGTTTGCATTCTCGACAACTAGGGATTTTGCTAATATCAGGTATCATTTTCAGCACTTTGGAAATGATGAGGATCTTGCTTTGAAATTCTTTATGGAGGGATCACCACGGGTGACATGGATGATAACTGACACTGTCCGCGCATTCAGAGGAATTCGGTCACAGAGGCTGCGTCGTGCGATCAAGGCTGAGATCAAGCGACAGAAAATGGATTACACTCAGATTCACGATTATGTTATGCAAGAATGGAATAAAATTAAGCACGAAAACCAGGTGTTTAGTTCCACGACACTGTGGAAGAAGCATGGGAAGCTTCAGCACACCATGATCTCGCCAGATATTCAACTGGTGCTGCCGTCAACAACTCACGAGATGATTGAGTGGGGCAATACACAGTCCAACTGCATCGGCTCTTACGCTGATCGTGTTCTCAACAATGACACAATTATCGTTGGATTCAAGGACAGCAACGGTGAATGGATTGGACATGCGCAGTTCACGGAGAAAGGAGAACTCAACCAACTTCTCGGTAAGCACAATCAAAAGATTGAGGACTCATACAAGAAGGTGATTGTTGACTTCTTGGTCAATGAGTTTGAAGTATCAGCAGACCAATACTGGGGGAGGTGATTAAATTGAGATACTTAACGCGTTTAACGCGTAACATATATAGATTATACCAATGCTTATGTCAATGTAATATAATAATTATTAATAACAAAATATATGTGATTCGGGTAGGCCTATACCTAAAAGCTAAAGCGGGTAAGCCTATACCTAAAAGCTAAAATTCTTTTTTATGGATAGATCCTAGATCTAATCCTAGGGGCCTGAGCCGAAACTACAGGAAAACCCTGGTTCTCTCCACCAGGCTGTATCGAGAGATGCAGCAAATAAAGTTGAGAGTCACAGTGAAGCGGACACGCTGTGGTTAAACAATAATGTTCGCCATTAGCATGCAACTGGGAGGTTGACATGTTTCTGTATCTGAACACCGCACCCAAGGCAAACGCCAAGAAGGATGGTGGAGTTTTCCACACCGTCCTCGTCGGCGTGAGCAAGGAGGTCCTTGCGGAGAAGACCGGCATCAGCCAGTCGGACCTCAAGGACCTCAACCTGAAGGTCACGATGGAGGTCTTCCCCGAAAAGGTGGACCTGTACACGCGGGCCTTCAAGAAGGCTCAGGCCAAGGGTGCCAAACTGGTGCTCAAGTGTGACGAGATCATCGTCACCGAGCTCAAGCCGAACGACTACACCACCCTCGACGGCAATCTCGTTAAGGGAATGCAGTGCTCGGTTTGGGCAGACGGTGAGTCCCAGCTGCAGATCAAGCGGGGATCGTTCACGGTCTCTGCGGAACTCGCAGAACTCCTCGAGGACGACGAGGACACGCTCTAGAGAGAGCAAAAACTTGCCTGGCTTAACTGCCAGAAGGAGAGAGAACCCCCTTCGGGGGGTTTTCTCTTTATGGCTAGATACAAGATCCCTAGGACAGGGCTGGCCAAGGAGGTAAGTTATGGCTTATAATTACAAGAATGCTCTCTGCAACAAATGCAAAGAGCTAGTCTTGAAAGGTGAAGGCAAATGGCTTAGCTGGCCATACCATCACACACTGTGCAATTCGTGTTACAACAAGAAGTTCAAGAAGGACAAATTGTTCTGATTCCTAGGAGATTACCCCCGAAAGGGGGTTTTCTCTTTATGGGTAGATTCTAGACTCCAAATCTAGCATCTAGATACCCAACCGCGCATGGACGGCCTCTATGCACTAAGCCACAAGGAGGTGGTAACGATGTTTCACGGCATCGTAAACAGAGGTGATGGCTGGTTCCGGGTCATTACCTCTCTCAAGCTTCACGGGAAGGATAATGTTCTCGAAGAGTTTGAGGGTGGGCCTTACTGGCCCGCTTTCTTGGAACACTTCTTCCCTGATCGATACAGGGTTGAAGTCCGCAAGATCCACGGCAAGGGTCTCAACGGAGTGAAATCCGATGACCCCAAGTCTGCGTTAACACCAATAGCGCAAGAGGTGATCCGTTGGTCTACTGCTACAGACCAGTACAGCCTCCGCATTAAGAATGCCGAAGTTAAGAACAATACAACCTGGCTCCATGAGCTTGAGAATATTGGTCTAATCATCGGTAATTCAAAGAAGATGAGCAAGAGGCTTTTGGAGCTTGTTCGTCTATCTTGTGCGGCAATGTACATTCCCAAGAATGAGCTGAAGGTTGAAGAGATTGATTATATCAGCCTTGGATGCATTGATTCCGATGTCGACGGAATTAGTGCTATTAGCATGTCGTTGGCAGTTAGGTGCATCCTGGCCAATCCGATGGCAACGGAAGAATGGGTTCAAGAGCAGATCGAAAACATCTATTCTGGTGAAACTACAGTCGTTCAGCTTCGTGTGCTGACGCCAAGTGGTTTAATCAAGGGTAATGCTCTTGTTCTACCGGATGGTATGATGAAAGGATTTGATATCAGGACATTTGCTCCTAACATCAAGTCAGAAATTCGTACTGTTGGGTGGAATTGGATCACAATTGAGCCGTCGCACTCAGTGCTTCCCGTTAAGTCAGACGACTTGACTCACGCAATTTATCAGGAAATTGATGGTTTGTATGCCGGAGACAACCTGATAAAGACACTTGAGAACGTCTTGGACAATGCGTTTGAAGACCTCAAGAGTGGCAAGCGTAGCAGGTGGATGACTAAGCTGGTGGACAGTGCTGAGATTATTGTGCGTTCCGACTCTGGTTTGCAAGAAGATAAGTACAGGACACCAAAGTCAACATTAAAGATGGTGCAAACAGCCATTGCAAAGTTGGATAAGCTTGGAATCCCCTTCGAGGCAAGTCAGACTCTGAGGTACTTGACTGTAAATGGACTGTCTATGCAGTTCCTGGGTCGTGAAACTGGTGTGGTTGGTAACGTCTGGAGACAGAAGAACAAGCACTGGATGCCAGTTCAATGGGCCTATAGTGCTCACATTGTGACACAAGAAGTCCTCAAGATCTTTGGTTTCAAGACAACCAAGGGTCATTGGGGTTATTATCATAATAAGACTCGTTGTTTTGTGGTTCCAGGCGATTATTTTGCCAGGAATTTGGTCAATCATGGTGGACCTGACGAGGACGATATCGTGAAAGTCCATGTCAGGATTGTTGATTTTGCTGACAGGCAGCAATTGATGGCATTCATCCTCCGTAATCCGAACGATTTCGGTGAATGGAGCATGATTCCCATCAGAAAGTATGGCCCAGTGTTTCACAATTACACGGAAGTACCTCCTACAATCAACTACCAGGAGCTGATAAGTAAAGTTCCTCAGATGACTACGCTGAATGCACAAAATGCAATCACCTACGGTCAACTTCCTGGAACTGCAAACCTTGTCATTGGCAAGAAATACAGTCTTGCTGATGAATCTCGTTGCCGGTTGGCTTCAATAAACTTCCCTGGAGGTGTTGGTAGTTCAGTTCTGCCCAAAATGATGTGGTATGCACTCAATAAGACCTACATTCCCTACTGTATTGCAACGAATGAGGAAATCATCGACGCTCTTCAGCAGGGTCTTGCAACTCCAAGTGACGTTCTGCTAATCAAGAGCTGGTCAGAAAAGACATTTAGAGACCTGCTTGTCAATCATGGTAAGAATGGAACCAAGATGGACATGTTCTGGATGCAGACTCGTCTTCCTGACAAGTATGCCAAAGACATTGATGCTACAAGTATTCAGGACTCTCCGTGGTGTCAGCTTCACATTCAGCGAGAAATATTGGTAAGAACTAAGGTATCAGCAATGCTTGACTTTATTAATAGTAGCATTGTTATGCCAGAAGTTCTGGTCAATCTTAACTTTACCGAGGAAGAGATTGATACTGCTACTAAGGATGTCGAGAAGATGTCTACCAAGTGCAGTACGATGTCTACAACCCAATGGGTTGAGTATGTCTGTGGCTTGTTTGATCGCGTGGATCAGAATCCTGAGAAGGGTATCGAATACATGAACCGCAAGATCTTGGCTATGGCGTACTGCTCAATTATCAAGAAGCAGAAGTTTGTCAAGGCAAACCATGATCGTTGGCTCTACGCATTTAGTTCGAAGAGCCATCGTCAGCCTACAGATTGGCTCATCCGAGCTCTGCAGGCTCTTTAATAACTCCCTTCTAAAGGGGGTGGAGTGACTGTCTAGACTATAGACTGTCTGTTTAGTTCCTTTCTTCTAAAAAGAACGGATGAGTCCCCTAACAATCACAACCACAAGGAGAAATGTCCATGTCATCCAACCAGAATCTCATCTACATCAATACGCCCCCAAAAGTCAACCACAAGAAGGACGGGTCGGTTTTCTACACTGTCCTCTGTGGTCTGTCCAAGAAGTTTCTCGCGGACAAGGGCATCGATGTTGACCGCCTCACGATGAACATCTACGAGAACCAACTCGACAAGGTCACAAAAGCATTTGCGGCCTGCAAGAAGTCGGGTTTCAAACTCGCCATCGCAGCAGAAGACATCGTCGTCACCGAGCCCAAGGCGAACAGTTACGTGAACGCCCAAGGAGACCACGTCACCGAGATGCAGGCCTCTTGCTGGGGCGAAGGAGACACTAGGCTCGTCGTCGTAAAGAACAATCTCAGCGTGAGCGACGAACTGCAGGCCCTTCTCGACGAAGTCCAGCCAGACTCCGACACGCTGTAATCCAACGTTCACCCCCGTCCCAGTAGATTCGTGCTCCGGCGCGAGTCTACTGGGACTTTCTCTTTTTTAGACTAGTCTTCAAAATTCAATTTAAAGTACATACAAAAAAGAAGGGTGTAAACCCTTATCAAAGGAGAACAATCATGAAACTGTCCGAAATGACCAAGCAATCTGTTCGTGCGCGTGATCTCATTGAGATTGCTGATGCACAAAACGAAATTGCACGCAGAGAACTAGAGCTCGTCTCTTGGGTTTCACCGCTGGGCGACTACTACATCGAGCCTCGGTCGGTGATTCAACAAATAATCGAAAGCCAGTCTTGGAGATAGTCAAACCATCTGCATGACACCTCCCAAGTGGGTGAGTGGTCGGTACCTTTCTGCCGGTCACTCACCCACAGGTGACATATATTATTGTTTTTTTAACCTAAACCAAGAAACGGAGAATACAAGGTGCTGAAAGTATTGAATACACTACGCTGGGTGTATGTCGGATTTTTGCTTGGTGCAACTACCATGTGCTATCTGATATCTGAAGGCGAGAAAGTAGAAGAAAAAGAGAAGTTGAAAAAGAAGTCCAAATACGATGACCCGGATTGGGTGCAAGAAAAGATGTATGGAGAATACTCACATGCGTAAGAAAATTGCAATGGTAATAACAACTATTTGTTTTGTTATCGGTTTATACGGTGGCAATCGTTACATTACAAGGAGAAAATAAGTGAATACTAAAGAACAAGAATTTATTGATGCTGGCGATGCCTTTGATATCGCTGTCAGTGAAAGTAGATTGTTGCACTTCAACGGCGGACAGGCTCACATTCAAATGTGGGAAAACCGCAATACAGTGCTTTCAATTGATTTTACTACACCCAGACCACAGATTACAATCTGGCTCAGTGAACGGTACGTTCAAGATAACAAGCACGCGTGTGCAAATTACAAAGAACGGTACAAAAACTGGTCAATGAAAGAACACCTGTTCAATCATTTCCAAAAATTTCCAATTGAGGAGGTAGCATAATGGCATTATTCATGCTGGGATTTATATCATGCTATGCGCTGATGGCAAGTCTCTACATTATGATGATCAGCAACCGTAATGATCGTCGTCCTTTTCCCGCTCGTTGGGAAAAGTGACGATAATCTCTTTTTTCCCACTAACTTCTAAAGTACATACAAAAAAGAAGGGAAAGGAGTAACAATTGGATTGGTTGACCAACCTATTAACAGCAATACTTGAATTCTTCCTTCCAGGAAATAACACTGACTCATATTAAGTTAATAAAGGAGCAATATGAAAACTGAAAAAGCAACCAAATGGCTTGGCAAGGCGACAGCAAAAACAATCAATGCAACTGGTAGTCTGACCGGTAAAACTGTTAATATTGTTAAATCTGCACCTGGCAAAACCACAAACAAAACAAAGTCGATGGTGACTTCGTTTTCTAGTGGATACAAGTCAGTCCGTCCAAAACTTGAAGTTTCAGACGAACTTGAAGAGCTTATCGATACAGTTTAACCAAAAAGAAGGGTATAGGACTGTCCTTACCCTTTGCACACAATAAAAACAAAATTACATACACAATAGATTATATAAGGAGAAATATAAAATGTCCACATCCATCCTGAGCAAGTTCAACCTGTCCAGCGACCTGTTCTCTGCAATCGCAGAAAACATCGACGCTCTTCAGTCCACTGCTCGGACTCAGTCACTTTCCGTTGGTAAGACGGTTAAGTTCACTGGTTCGATCAACGGCACCGAAGTTCCCGCCGAAGTCACGCTGCGTGAAGCTGCACTTTCTCGTCTCTCGGTTCTTCGCCAGACCAGCCCGTACTCCGGCAAAGAGTACCTGCTCGTCACTGGTGTCATGAACCCCGTAAAGCTCGATCTCAACGTCAACATCAACGGCGAACAGATGAGCATCATCAACCTGCTTCATGTCGCAGCCAAAGATTCTGGCTCGGACATCGACCGTGCAAAGTTTGAGTCCAGCCTTGTGGCAATGGGCATGAACTTCAGCGGTGGTATGCCCTTGTTCTTCCAGCAATTTGGTGCCAACGAAGACGGTATCAAGCATGCCATCAACGCCTTCAAGACTGCAGGCGCTGTTGACGTTATGAAGACGATGACAACTCCTGGCCGTATTGTGGCAGCATACCAGCACAAGTCTGGTGTTCCTGTCAGTTCGTTCGAGCTCGGTACAACCGACCGTAGCAAGAGCCGTACTAGCCAAGGATTCTTGAACCTTGTTGATGCAGCTATTGACACTTTCCAACGCGTCTACAGTCTGCGTCTTGAGGCTCACGTCCTCACCCAAAAGATTGCAAACCTGCCTCAGGCCAAGGTCAAAGATGCCGAAGCCAAGCGCAAGGAACTCATTGACCTGTCGCGTCAATGGGTTTCCAACTGGTCTGGTAGCCAGCAGCGCATTCAGGTTGCAAAGAACAATGCTCAGACTCCTCTATCCATCTACGACCCGGTGAATGCCCCTTGTGGCCGTTTCACTCTCGAAGTGGCTGGAGAGTCGGTGGCTTGCGACCTGTGGTCAAACTCGGCACGTGCTGAGCAGACATCACAGGTAGTCACCGAAGAGGTCAACGAAGAAGACCCCTTCTGAGTTAATGTCGTGGTGGGAGTTCAGGTTTCGTGATTGTGCCTGAACTCCCATCACACCGCATCGGTAGGTTACATCTCATCAATGCATTCAGCACGCTTTTTGACGTAGGCAATGCATCTTGAGAACAAGCGGTTCGATTCTGCTTCGATGCGCCGAGTATCCTGGATAAGACCAAGAACATGGCACTTATAACCATGTAACGATGCGGGTTATGTCCCGTAAGTTGTCGTGTGATTAAGATTGGCCTCACCGATCTTAGTCTACCTGTGAGGCAGGTAGTCCAGGGGAAAGTCTAAGTTGTTAGTCATCTCACAAATAGCATGAGTGTCTGGGGAGATCCCAGAACAGCTGTCCTTCAGCCGATGAAACACTATTTGTAAAAACTAACTGCAATACACAACTAGCTAATAGCCTGTAGCTTTGACTTGTGTATAAGATTTTGGCTTATACGGTAGATAACTGTAAACCCGTAATATAGGAAACTATATTAATCCGATAATACATACGAGGGTTCTTACAAGTAGTATATATTGTCCAGTTAGATCTTTTTGTAGAAGATTGCGTGTATAACGCGTCTTAAACGACACTGTGGTGTGCCCTATAATACGTCCATGGTCGCAAGACGTTAAAATGCGTAACCTTGGCCTTTGGTACGAGGGTGACATTAGTGTCAGTGTCTGGTATATGCACAAACAGCGTCGTATCAATATACCATTAAGATCTTTTTAAAAAGTTCATACAAAGGAGAAAACATGCCAATCACCGAAGAAACCATCAACGAATACGTCTACAGCAGTGAACAAATGATTGAAAGTCAACGGCAAATGATCGAAAAACTCAAAGAAGCCATTGAACTCAAAAACAAACTGTACAATACTGCCATCGAATACGCTCAACTCATCTACAAAGGTCTACAATCAACCAATTCCGAGACCAAAGCCAATGCCATGTGGCACCTAGCCAATCTCGCTCAACATGAGGAGACAAAATGAGGCAACCAATACTTCCATGTATTGTATGCAACAAAAAAATGAATTACCTATGGCCAGAAGAAGAACTAACCAACGTAGATGATGGAGTTGACTTCTACATGACTGGCTGCTACGGATCCAAATTCGACCTACAGGAATTTACAGCTATCCTCTGCGATACCTGTCTAGAGACTGCCTACAATAAAGGACATGTAAGGTTCGTTAAAGAATATGACATACTATTCTAATGTACTTACCAGTGTATATGGCTTAGGCTGTATACACTGGTAAATATTTTTTTCTATAGAGCGAGAATCGCCGCAATTAAAACTTTAATTTTAATGCATATGATTCGAGCGATTTATTTCGTCTATGGCTTGCATACAAAGGAACAATATGATATATTATTGTTCCCAAGTAAGCTAGTCATATAAAAGGAGAAGTAAAAAGACTATGCCTCGGCAACATCAATCTTCAAGCATGAAGAAAGTCCTTACCGAGTTGTTGCGGTTAGGATTCACAGTTGAAAGAGCTAAGTCGGGCGTTTATAAAATTGTCCCCCCTCCGACAATTAAAGGCCCTATGTACACAACTCATGGCACAGAGTCCGCTCTGCACCCAATGAGACGTGACTTTAAAAGAATATATAATATAGATATCCGAGTATGATTTAAACAGTTTATGCGGGCCAATAAAGAGTCGGTGTAGGTTTGGTGGTCACCTGCATCGACTCTTTATTACTTGCCCCTGAATAATAATATTATTATAATTTTTTATTCTAGGGCGAGAATCGCCGCAAAACAATAATGCTATATCTAATATACATATATACATACATAACAGACAATAACAAGACATAATAAAGCATAAAAACCCAATATACCACATTTTTGTTAATTAAAACTATTTTTAGGTCCCCTTCCACGTGGGGGCCCAGTTGTAAGGTATATAAACTTGTTATTATCTGTTGGGGATTTTGTCCACGAAGTGGGGCAAAGTGGGGATTCAAACAATGCTTAATACATTAGAGATAATGTTGAGGGTTCACAATGTTTCCTGTCAACTTTAATCCCTTAGCAACTTATATTGGTTATATTCATATACGTATATATTTAAAGTAAGGTTTTGATTTGCGGCGATGTCATATTTTGGATGGTTTTTATTGGCCCATACAAAAAGACGGATACGAGTTATTAATAGATCTACCCAATATACAAGGAGCCGTCTATGACAAACGCAATGTATAAGCTAGGTTCATTTGCAGGCAACTCCGCAAACTATCTGAACCGTCGGCGTTCTAAAAAGCTTGCTTTAAGTTCCTATCTCACAGTAGAGGCAGGCTTCACCACACTATCCATAGCTGCACTGTTATCCACAAAGATGTACCTGTCGGCTATCTTAGGAGTACTCCTACTAACATTCCTACTCTACGTCACTTATGGCGTACTCACAGAATTGAACTAGATTACATATGATTATTCCACCCGAATACCGCATCTCTAAAACCAGAGACTTCGAATGGCTTTACGAAAAGATGTACGGTGAAGAACCAATAGACCCATCCGACATTATTGTTACAGATGACCAAGAAGACCCCTTCTAAATCTATTCAAAAAAAAAAAATTATGCGTCGAATTTGGCATGTGAGGGCAAATTTATGGATGTTTGGTCTGTTGTTCAGATGATCGAAGAGCCAAGATATAAAGAGATTCTTACAGAAGCTCTGCTGGTATATCAAAACCAGTTAGATTTAAACCAACCAAACTTATCTTCTCTGATTAAGATTAAAGATATAGATACTATTCTTGATATTATTGAAGAATATACTTTAAGACAAAATCTTGTTTGAAGTTGAATTTGGTTCGTATAAAAGACCGGAAAACGTTTTGGTTGACGATTTGAACTGAGTTGATTTTATCCCCTCCTTTGATCAACTCCTGAACACAGTCCCTCAGACATCAGTAGCCGTTTAATATCAACCTTAACGAGCTAGTCCCTGGTTGCAGTTCCCCCTACAGCCAGGGACTGGCTCTTCCTACTTTTTTATTTTATAAAGGGATGAGATTATTACTATGATATTATCGCAGGAAACTATTGACGAAATATTGTCTGTTCATCACACTCTGTGGGATGCATTGACGACAAGTTGTCCAAATCCTTGTGTTACATACAATAATGAAACATATGATGTACGCATTCCTCCTCATGGAGGATACGCTTCAGCTATTTTACCCAACAAGAATGGTACTCCGTTCTTGTGGATAACTCAGAACTTAAACAAAACATCTTATGGTACTTTGCAGATTGAGCGTCAAGCCAAACTAAACAATGACCATAGGATTAGCTGGATTGTCGACACTCGCAATGGTGGCTTTAAATATATCTTTAATATATCCACAACCACCAACGACACTGGTCATTGTATCAATGGTACAATTGAGATGTATGACCAGTTCGGTACATCCACAGTATGGTCGACTAACCCACTTATGATTAGTAAGAAATCGGAATTTTAAATGGACAACATTACCAGTCTTGAAGAACAAATTGGTGTGCTAGAAGCGGATTTTCTTCGCTCTTTTTCAGAGTTCGAGAACATACTTTCAAAGTATCACGACCAACTCTTTACACTCAGTTTTACTCAAGACAAAGAGCCACAGATTCAGGCTATTAGCCGTGGACTCAAGTCTATGGCATTAGGGCTTTCTGCTCTTGCAGAAGCCTTTCCTGTTATGTGTCAAGCTCGAGGACTTAATGTCCCTGATTAAAAATTTGTTAAATCCTTCATTTTATACGACTTGATCTGTTTTTATACTATATAATATATATGCTTTGTAATGATAGTTTTTTAAAAACTTTAGATATTTTAGTTTTTAACTAAGATATCTAACTATTATTATATATGTTTATATACTACAAATAACAAACAAATCACCTCATAGAGGAGTATCAAAATGCCAAGAGGTAAAACAAATGCGATTGAACAGCTTATCAATACCAAGTACAGCAGCGGAGTTGAAATCACTGTTGCTGACTTTGCAGCAGAAATTGGTTGCACTGTTCAAAACGTTTATATCTACATCCGAAAGAATCCTTCTCGATTCTCTCAAATTCGTAGAGGCTTATATCAAATTCATCCATCTGTGCCTAACACTGCTCACCAAAGCGGCAGTGGCGGCATGAGTATGAATGCTTAATTTACTTTAATATTGTTGACCAAAACTTTGTATTATTTTAATTTAAAGTTACTATTTATAGAACGTAATTAGATTATTACGAAGCGCAGGAGTACAATGTCTTAATGTAGATGTGTCCCCGAGCGACTGCCCGAAGGGCAGAAGCCGGGGACATACCATCTTGTAAGAGATGTATTCCTTTTTCCATTTTATGTTAGCCTTTGGAGGTTGTCATGAAAAAGTCAAAGTCAGTTAATGACTTCAATGATTTAAATGACAAACAGTATAAAGCTATACTCTTGCTTGTAAAGCTAGTGTCATCTTTGTCTGTTGAGGTCCATGACCTCACCAAAGAGTTAAAAAGACAATCACAATTAATTGATCGTCTTTTGGCTAACACTCCATTGGAGGAAGACCCTGTTTAGTTTTGACCACACTATCACCAATATGATACAATATACCATGCCCGTTAGCAGCGGGCAGGGGGAAGTTCCCCTATCTAATAGATAGTGATATCTAGAAGTCGGAGAGGCAACCTTGCCACTGTGATGGGCATCTCGTATGTGTCCATGCAATCTTCGGTTTCGCAAACCTGCGCGATGATAATGCTAGTCGGATTATTGACTAGCAGAAACAGACGAAAGGAGCGATACCAAATGCGCATACTTAAAACATTAATTATATCATTAATTATAATAACTTCATTAACATTTGCCAGTTCTGCCAATGCTTCAGCTTGGGAGTATGTCACCTTCAGAATGGGTGCACCCGCTAGCTACTGGAAAGATGTAGCTCAATGTCAGGCTGGCAACAAAAATCAGGTCAACTGGAAACAGCTTGGTATACAATCTGGAGGACTTCAGATTCATACCAATTCTTCTTTCGGTCAACCCGATATGGGCATATGGGAGCAATATGGTGGTGAGCAATTTGCGCCATCTCCAGATAAAGCATCTGTGGATCAGCAGATTATTATTGCCAACCGTATTGCTATCACAGGCTTCAAAACCAAACAAATTAACAGCTTTACCATTAGGCCATTAAGAGATGTTTATATTAAACATCCTCTTGGTTTTAATCATTGGTCATGTATTGCAACTAGTGAGCTTGATTCATATTCCAAAATTGAATACACTGTAAGAATATCTACTGATCCAACTTTCTCATGTCCTAAATATGAGAACTTGTTCAGAAAATATGGTTTACCACCCAAGGTATTTTCCTATATTGCTTACAGAGAATCACGTTGCAATACTAATGCTGTTAACGCTAGGTGGAAAGATGGTAAACTCATCTGGACATTAAATAATAACAAAACTTATGATTCTGGGTTGTTACAAATCAATTCATCTTGGATTGGAACACTCAAGAGAGAGTTTGGTTATTCTTCATCTGATTTATTTAAAGCAGATGTTAATGCCCGATTTGCCAGCTGGATACTTAACAATACATCAGGTAGATTGCGTAACTGGTCTCTGTACGCAAAATAGTTTGTACAGAAAATTGACCACTCCATCCATATCAATTAGGAGATTACAATGGCGTTTGTCCCAAGCATTGAAACACAAGTTAGTAAGAATCCTCGAAAGTTTGCGATGGCTCAGCCATCCAAGCTTTTGACAAAGATTAAAGGTGAGCCGCCCTTCAACATTTCAAAGGGCAGACGGCGTAACCCTGTCAACACTACAATTTACAACGAGCTCATCGCTAATCGTAACGAATGGTTCCATGTGAATGTTCAAATTGTTGACAAAAAGCAGCTTGCATCTATCCGTTCATCGCTTTCATTCCGTGCTAGGAAGGATAATCTTACACTTGCCACTGCTTCACTCTTCAATGAAGAAACGCAGACCATTGATCTTTGGGTTATGCTCGTAGCGTAACCTAAAGACCAATTATTATTGCGTTATCGTAATTTCTTTGAAGTTCATATCTTACTTCGTCTCGTTATTAAACTATATTCGATGCGCTGTAAGTTACAGGGATGGCCGTAAGCCCTGGTAAAATGAACGGACGGAGTTTGCATGTTCTCTGCACAAAAACATGCACATCATGCACACGGTTTTTCTATTTGTAAACTTTCTTTTTTGTTCATACAGAAAAGAAGGGAATAGTCACATTTATTAGGGAGAAGCTGATGCCTTTTAAATCTGTTGTTGATATCGTCATATTTTCAACTATATGTTTTTTTCTTTTGTCTTGGTATGTTATCAACGCCAGCGATTACAAAAAGAAAAAGAAAAATAAACCTTAGTTGTTTATACAAAATATTGATCCATCTACCTACATAGGAGAATCATGTTTGCTTTCGCTATTATGCTAGCTGTTGCTTCAACTATTGTAGAAATGATGTTTGCTGCTAATTTTCCGACTTGGCGTCGCCTTGCTTATGAATTCAAATGGTTTAATATGATTATTTCAATCATGTTGTCATTTCTCATTGGCTTGGCGTTCGGTGCTGCTGGTTTGATTGCCATGACTGCAGGCTTGATTTCTACAGTGTTATCAATTCCAGGTTATGCTTTCTTGCACTGGAATTGTGACACTCCTAAAGCTCAAACTCTTGGCACCACTAGAACTAATTATATAAAGACCAAGACTAAAACTAAATTTGCTAAAGGCAAAGAACTTGCTTCTGACTTGGGAAAGGTTGCTTACGCTACTGGAAAAGTTATTACTGCTCCTATTTGGATTCCACGTAAAGCATCCCACAAGTACAAAGCATTTAAAGCTAGGTATAATTCATAAAACAAATAACATTTAATATTATATATTAGGAGATGATTGGCTTGTCCACACAATCAACACTCGATGACGCTTCTATTCGTAGAATTATTGCTTCCTATAATAAGGTATACGATGCTCGCGTTGCAATTGAAGCAATTGCAGCCAATGGAGAATCAAATTCCTACATTGATCGTATTCTTGAAGTTACAGAATCCGTTGACCTTATTGTCAAGCGACCTTTGTCTAATCGCGTAACAAAATTTATTGTTGGCAAATGGTCAATGTCACAAATCGGTGTTGGACCTGTATTTACTGCAGGTCTAATGTCTTACATTGATGTCACTAAAGCCAAGACAGCTACATCAGTCTGGCGTTATGCTGGATTTGATCCTACATTTAATTCATCTACTCGCATGTCATATAACGGCGATCTTAAAAATATTTGTTTAAAGATTGGTCATAGTTTTTCTCGAAACGTTGATAAGAAAAATGCTTTTTATGGCAAACTTTATTTGCAGGATAAAATTCGTCGTGTTCGCAACAATGAAAATGGCGAATATGCAGAACACGCATATGAAACACTTATCAATGTAAATTCGAAGAATAAGGATACTATTGCTATTCTACAATCTGGTAAGTTGCCTGATGAACAAATTGAACAACAAGCTCGTAGATTTGCAGTAAAAATTTTTCTTAGTCATTATCACACAATAGCATATCAGGAACATTACGGAACTGCTCCTTATCGTCCTAACTCTATCACTATTGATGGAATTGAACAACATATTGAAATTCCCAACAATCCATTCTAAGGAGTTTTATGTTTAATCACATTACAACAATTAGTCCAGAGCGAGTTGCTAAGGCCATCAAATACTTTGATAATAACATCGAACCACTCCTTGGTACAGATGTTTCTAGCTATGCTCCTGGACGTCGTCGTATATGGTTTCCTTACGAAGCTCCTTTGAGCAATAATCGTACCTTTGAGCTTGCTCTTCCTGACCAAAAGATTTGGGCATTTGTCAAAAACATTTGTGCATCTTTTGGTTGGGAGCCTGAGCTTGCTCTTATCTCTAAAGGTGGAGAAATTTCTGCACACCGAGATGCAGCTTATGCTGATTTCCGATCTATCGGAATCAATCTTGGTTCTGTCACTTGGTGTTATGAAAGAATTTATCCAGCATTTGGATGGGCTGAGCCGTCCAAATGCATCGATCCTTCCGAGATAACTAAGGTACCCATGACTGGTGGAGAAGTCTTTGAGTTCAATTGTAAAAATCCACATTGGACTGAGGACGTTGATCCTAACCGTTGGGCTATTAACGCTTGGAGAATTTCTGCTAAGAAACGAATTGAATTTACCGATTTTCTCAAATCGTTGACTGTTCATACAAAAGAATGACACAATTGACCCTACAAGGAACATTTTATGACTAAAGAAAGTACTTTGCCCACCGACTGGAAGAACTGCTATCTTGTTTTTCATGGAGCAGCAGATGAGAATGGCTATGGCGATTCTCTCTATGCTCGTTCTCTTCAAGGTTTTAACCGCAAGAAAAATGGAAACACAAATGGCCCAGATTTTTATTCCATCCGTTCTTCTAGCTATGGAATCAAAGTTCCTACCGCAGCAGTAGGTTGGGCTATTGTTCGCATGACCAGTAGCACTGTCAAAACTCTTGTTATAGGTGAGATTCCTCAGCCCATGACTAAGGTTGTTCAAACTCTTTCTGATGGACGTGCTATTTATATGCGTCGTTCTGAGGCGAACATGTGGTTCACGATTACTGTTGAAAACGTTCATGCTAAGATTCCTCTTCACGTGGAATCTTAATAAGATCTTTGGAGTTAAATGAATGTAGGTTGTGGTGAACTTACTCCGTTGTCACCATTCCAAAGAAGGTAAGTCATATGCCTTCCTTTCGCTCAGCGCCAGCCTGAGTCAAATATGACAGCTGGCATTTAAATTATATTTATCCTATTAAGGAGGATAATATGTATACACTGGCGCTTGCAGTCTTCCTTGGACTCATCGCTTCGCAAGTTACAGCATTTGCCTTGGTCAATGTTCCCGCATTGGAAAAGGTTCCTGTTTTGCGAAATGGTGATAACTGGTTTATTGCGGTTTCCATTCTTGTTGTTTGGCTCACTAACACAAGCATTCTTGGTGCTTATGGTATTGCTTCAAACGCTGAGTGGATTGACACTGTTGGTTCTGGTCTTGTTGTTGCAGGACTGGCCAATGTGACAAACGCCCTTGTCAATTCATTTGACAAGTAAACCTATTCCAGGGATGCGTCTGGATTAAAAACGCACAAGGAAGCGTATTCAGGAGTTTACAAAGACTCTCATTACACCTTTGGTGCTGTAAAGTTGGTGCTTTTTCACAAATGAGATCAAGTTTTTGTAAAGTGAGTTCGACTCTCACCGCTTCCACCATAGTTTTTATTATTTATATTCATACAAAGGATAAGGGATTAATATGCATTCAAATCATCACACGCAGTTTAGGATTGCCACTAAAGCATATGAACTGATCATACAAGACATCTTTAAAACCGTAGGTTTTATTGGTGGCGGATTTTGTCCTGAGCCTTGCGAACATACAACTCTTCAAGATACAGATCCAGAGATGTATATGAAATTGTACAAACTTTGGATTAGTACGCAAACTGTTAATCGCACTGTTAAAGACATTTTGAACAACAAAGGCGACTTTTATGGAGGAGACTGATTCTTTTGATCAACATATACAGAAATTAGATAAAGAAGGCGAAATGCCAGATGATTGGTGTATTGATTGTGATATTAACACTGTTACCGCAGGTGAATATTACATGGTCAATGACCATGTTTGGTCTCAAACTGGCATCGATACATATGGCGGAATGCTCTGCATTTTGTGTTTGGAAAAACGAATAGGTAGAAATCTTATTTCTGAAGATTTTCTTGATATTCCCATTAATCATATACCATTGTTTCGTTCTAATTTACTTCTTGAAAGGATGTCATTTTGAATACAAAATATGTTGAATTTTGTTCCAATCCAGTTGGTGGAAACTAAATAAAAAAAATTACCAAGGCAATAGTATATACAAAAAGAAGGGTTTATTCCCGTAGTTCAAAGGAGGACTATGAACTTTAGCACTTACCGTCCGGACGTTCGGCTCAAAGCATTTAAGGATGCTCCGCTTCGTTCCAAGGATAATTATCAGATTGGCTTTTATGACATTGGCGTTTTGCGTCAACTTATGAACAGCTCTGATGCAAATGAATTTCGTGTAGCAGCATTGCCCATTCCTCAAAACGTCTTTGACCGTGCGGAACTAGAAAAAATTGTTCGTCACCCTTCTGTGCAGTACGCGCTTGTTGACAAAACGAAGATTGTTCTTTGTTCTATTAAGGGTTGTAACGGATGGCTTGGTGCAATCAATGAAGCTGGTTTTAAAGTAAAAGGTGGTGGAAAGACAGCGAAGCGATTGAAGTCATTTCACCGCGCTTCGCTAATTAACGCTCATTACGACCACCTTCGTATTCAATGGGTTGAACCGACAGCTTACACCCGTTATGACTTTGAAAATGGCGATTGGTCCCCTTGGGTCAAAGAAGCCACTTCTCGTTTGCTTGATGGCGGTTTTGTTATTTCATCCCGTTTGATTCACAAAGCTCTTGCCGACCAGCCACTGTATTATACAAACAATGAGACTTTGGATCCTAATGACGTTTATTATGATCCAGAGATTCGCCGTAAGCTTCGTGCTTTTCTTGTTGCTTCAAAGGTTTTCAACGGACGCATTTTCACTCCAGAAGGTGTAATCAAGGGCAATTTTATTGTTTCTGATAATCTTCCTGAGTATGTGGACGTTATTACCTCTCGTGAGAATCTCAAGAAAGAAATCGAATATCATAATGGCTATCGACTCATTGCAGAGCCTCAAGGTCCCAAGACATCTGTTATTACAGATGACCAAACTGTTATCAATCTTCCTAAGTTGTTTCGCAAGAGCGACTTGGAATTCTGGCTAAAAGAACAATATGAAATCATGTTTGAAGATGCTAAAAATGATCGTCTTCTACAGGATTGGAAATTTGTTTTTGTTCGCCAGTTTTCAAAAGCTGATAACTATGGATCAAAGAAGAAGGAACAAACTCCTGCAGATTTGGAAGCCCAGACTCGCGTTAACTACGTAGGTTATCGTTGGAAGAGCATGGGTCTTTCAATTACTGATTCGCCGTGGTTGTTTAAGACCTTGGCAATTTCTCATGCACGTCCGCTTGAGAATCGTATTCCGATTCCTTGCAGTGTGTATGAGCAGATTATTCCTGAATCTTTGGCTCGTATGGCAGGGTTTGATATCATTGTCGAAGAGGGTACCATTCGCAGAATCAATTCTGTTGGTATTCATGTGGTCAACGATTTCGATTGGCTTGAGATGTACGAGTCGCACGGCGGTCACGATCAGGACGACTTCTTTAAGTTGTTTTATCGTACCATGAAATCCGGATCCAAAGACGGAAAGAAAGTTGTTATAGTCGCTCGTAGCCCAAATGGTTATGGCGAGTATTCAATATTTGATTACGTTGAAGGTGAATGGTATCCTAAATGGAAGAAGTCTGATGGAGAAGTTGTAACTTTTCCTGAAGTCAATGGCCGTAACTGGCCAGTACGTCTTTCTGATGCAATTCGCGCACGTAAGGTTCGTTACGTTGGTCTTCCCAGCGATAACAATCCTTCTCCCAAGCCTTCTGAAGGAGAACAGTACTCTGTTGAAGACTTTATGTCTGATGTTGACACTGCTATGAACGGTGGAAACGTTGGTCGTTTTGTTAACTCTTCTATGCTCCATTCTAATTCATTAGCCAAGCATCGCCCAGTTCAGGTTTGTTCTCTCGAGTCAGCCATCGATGGTTGCACTCAAACATCAAACCCACTGGATCGCACAGCTATTGATGCAGAAGCAGAAATAATTCTTCAAGAAGTCATTGATTCTGGTGCTAAGGTTGATCACGACCTTTGGTATGGTCGCTTTGCAAACTTTGCCAAAAAGCATCCTGAAGTCGAGACGTATGAAGGAACTCTTACACATATGAATAATTTGTGCAAGACTTACTTTAACAAGTATGTTGATCGGGTCACTAAGTATTCTCAAACAGAGATTGCAATTGCTGATCCAATCAACAAACTTGCTAACCGTTTGCGTTTTCATGCACTTCCTACATTTCGCAGATTCAACATGAGTATTTATAATACCAACTCTGGCGAATTTGCTCAAAGCTCTGGAACTATTTCTCGAGAAGAATGGGATTACATTTACGGAAACGTCGTCAAAGACATTGAATCATTTGTACGAATTGAAGATCGTCACGATTTCGTGATTGCTCTTTATGCAGTTTGTATGACTGAGAAGAATGGTTCTGGTCGTGTTTCTGATCAGATTATGATGAATCCGGTTATCTATCCATATCTTGAGCGTGCTCTTATTCACTATGGTATTGCTAGCCGAGTTCTTATGACCTTCAACAATGGCAAATACGCAGCCGAACAAACTAAGTATGATAAGTGGACTCATATTGATCCCGACGGTAGTCAGCACTCGTTTACTGATGTGTTTGAATATCAAGATCATCATGCGCAGTTTTCGCCTATCGTATTTACAAACGTTGATTCTGCTGTAAAGCGTGAGCGTAGAACTGAATCACAATTTTAGTTTAAAGACTGAGAGTGTCTGGGAAGTGTTTATCTTCCCAGACACTCTGGTTTTTATTTTTAATAGGAGACCCTTGAATTACACAGAAATTTATTGTACCATATATGCTGCAATTAAGACAGATGCTGTTTCTCACGAAAAAGCACACGTTGCATCAATACGCATTACTGATGCTATTGTCGATCTTCATTATACAAAATTGGGTGGTTATGATCTTGACGACAAATCTATTACGGGCGTAAGCCCTCCACTATAACCTTTAAAATTATTAGATTGAGTGATATTTTATGTCAGAATCAGATGATGAAGTACTTTACAATTTTGTAGATAAGAATCATTTTAACCAAAAAACATCTCCTCTTATTTCTGATGCTTGGGCAGAAGTAGAGAAATCTACTAAATTTTTTTCTACTTATATCAAACAAAATGGTTTAAATAGCTTTTTAACAACCGTAGTTGTATTCAACAATAACAAAGAATTTGTTGGCGTTGTTACATCACGTCCAGTTACTGACAAAGAAGATCTTTATAGAGCTCTTTGTGAGATTCTCTTTTTTCCTGTTGCCATCAGATCTCAACTATTTATAGTTATTACCGATATAGTTACACGAGATCCTAATACAGGAGAAAAGAAATCAGATGCTTTGAGCATTTCGTTTATTTCACCCAATTTTTGTTTGATTTATTCTTTGCCTTATGCAATAAGTGCAAATAACGATGTTGAATATGACTATGAAAACTCATACTTTGTTTCCGTTGTCAAATCAACTAGGTCAAACCAAGTGTCAACATCTTCGGATATGATAGAACTATTCTACGTATTCTCTCATGTTGATAATTTTGGTCCATTTACATACGATGAAGTTCTAGCTTATTTTGATGACAATAATTTTACTTGTGAAATCGTTAATAAAGATAATCTTTATACTAGTTTAACTTCATTGGTTTAACATAATACTGAGGTAATATATGATTGTACGTTATGAAATATCTGAAGGTAAAAGTTACAAACCTATTGAGAAAGAGGTTTGTTTTCAAGAATCAAATACTATAGTTTGTGGCAAGCTTATCTTTTATGATCATGATAAAATAGAAAAAGAGCTTACCGTAGAGCCTTTTTATGGAGATTGTGATTTGTTTGGTTTCTAAATATGAATGTTAAACTACGCCCATATCAACAAGAGGCATTAGATAGTATTGTTTCTAATTCAGACAATGGTATCAACAAACAGCTTGTTGTTTTACCCACCGGTGCAGGCAAAACAGTAATATTTAGTCATTTACCACTTATTAAACAAGACTTGCTTCCTATGCTTGTTTTGGCTCACAGATCTGAGTTGCTAGATCAGGCTCGTGAAAAGATTCTTATTTCTAATCCTAATCTCTCAGTAGAAATAGAACAAGCTGAAAGAGAAGCTGGACACGTTGATATTGTTGTTGCTTCTGTTGCTACACTTGGTCGCAACAATACTCCTCGTATTACAAATTATCCTAGTGAATATTTCAAGTCAATTGTTATTGATGAAGCACATCATGCTGCAGCTCCTACGTACAGACGAATAGTCGATTATTTTAATCCTCCATTTATATTGGGAGTCACTGCTACTCCTCAGCGTTCAGATTCTACGAGATTAACTGATGTATTTGAAGAGATCGTTTATTACAAAACAATACAGGATCTAATCCAAGACGGGTGGTTATCTCCACTTGTTGGATATAGAGTAAAAACAAATACCGATATTTCAGAAGTGGAGATTCAAAATGGAGAGTATGTCCAATCTCAGTTGGAAGACAAAATTGATAATCCTGAGCGTAACGCTTATATCGTGTCTTCCTATCTTTCTTTGGCTATGGCTAAGAAAGCCCTTGTTTTCGCTGCCGGGGTCAAGCACGCCGAAAACTTGGCCTTATCCTTTAGGTCCGCGTCGTTAGAGACCGCCGTAATCTTAGGTACAACTCCTCGAGAAGAACGAGAGAAAATCCTAAAGAATTTTTCTTTGGGTTTGATTAAAGTTATTATTAATGTTGGTGTTCTAACGGAAGGTTTTGATGAGCCTTCTGTCGAAGCAATTATACTTGCAAGACCTACTAGATCTTCTCTTCTATATACTCAGATAGTTGGACGAGGTACTCGTTTACATCCAGGAAAAGAACATTGTCTTGTTATAGATATTGCAGACACAACAAAAGGCAAGAAGCCTATTGGACTTCCAACTCTTTTGGGTTTGCCTCCAGAGTTCGATCTGCAGGGTCAATCTTTAACAGACGTTGCTAAGAAGTTTGAAGAACTTGAAAATTTTTGTCCTGGTGAAGCAGTAAGAGTTTTAAATCCACAAGACATTGATTTGGCATACACGAGAATTAATTTGTTTATGCCACCACCACCTAATCCAGTTGTTCAAGAATATTCTAAACTGATTTGGGCAGAGGTAGCAGAAAACGAGTTTTATCTTCGTCTTCATTCATTTGAGTCCCTTAAGATATACTGTGATGCTCTTGGTCGATGGACTACAGAATTAAAAATGCGTTCTGGTGATGTTTATCATACAAAGATTCTTGGAACTACTGTTAGCATAAGAGAATCTTTTGCTCGTACAGATAAGTGGATTCAGAATAATAGATCAACAGTATTGAACCTTATAGATTCTAATGCTGCTTGGCGTTCTGATTCTCCAACTGATAAACAGCAAAAGTTTTTACGACGCATTGGTGTTCCTTTTACTTCAGACATGACTAAGGGGATGGCCAGTCAAATTATTTCTCGCTATTATGAGAACAATCCTAAGCCTAAATGGCTTCAAGATAAAATAGATTATTCTAAAAGAAGATATTAACAATGTCTTTTACCGCTCATGAACTTATACCATTTCCTTATGACGCATATTCTTACACTTTATATGAATGTGTCTCATTAAAAGATAAATCATTTCTTGCTGCAGCTGCCAAGCTTGCACAAACTTCTGATAATAGATTTAAAATGGCTTGTCTAGCTGTAAGGGGTGGATCTGTTTTAGCTGCAGATATTAATGTTACTAAAAAACATCCTACCACTCCACCCAATAGATTCAGCACTCATGCTGAAATCGGAGCAATGACTGCTTGTTCAGATCCTTCTGGATCTACTCTTTATATTGCTCGTCTTAAACTGGATGGTACTACAGCTATAGCAAGACCTTGTTCTTGGTGTATGCAGCAAATACAAAAGAATGATATATATCGAGTTGTTTACACAACAGATACAGATATTCCAGAATCATTTTATATATCTACCGTAGAATGGAACTATAATGTTCTTGAAGCTTAAATATATTTTTATTGCTTTTATTTTACTTTTTATTACAATTTCTTTTGCTGCAGCAGATGCAAAAGAGCAACTTTACGATGTTGCTCCAGCTAAAGGTCCTGTTAAGTTTACTTTTACCCTTGCATCTTCAGATCTTACTACTTCTATGAATCTTCCTTATAATTTAAATTATAAAGGTCAAGATTCATATATAGCAATTATTGATACCGGTATTCAAACTAATCATCCGTTTTTCCAGAACAGAGTTGTTTTAGAAGCTTGTTTTGCAACATCTTGCCCCAATGGACAAACTCAGATGATTGGACCTGGGGCAGCAAAGCCAGTTCATTATCATGGCACTCATGTTGCTGGCATTGCTGCAGGCTACAGTAATACCGTTCATGGGGTAGCTCCATTGGCCAATATTATTGCTATCAATATATTTGATTCCACTGGAGCAGCATATGATACTAATATTGTTAAAGCTCTTAACTGGTTATCTTCTATATCATCACAATACAATATTGTTTCCGTTAATATGTCAATCGGTGGATTTCAAACTTATTTAACCACTTGTGATGACTATATTCCTGCTATGACACAAGCTATTCAAGATCTTAGATCTAAGAATATTGCTACTGTCATATCTTCTGGCAACTCGTATGCTCATGGCATGAGTGCACCTGCATGTATTTCTTCTGCCGTTTCTGTTGCAGCTACATACAAAACACTTCCTGCAAAGATCACCAACTTTTCTAACATTAATCAATACACCACTATTGCAGCTCCTGGATCTTCTATTTACTCATCTAAGACATCTTCTACATATGGTTCAGCGTCTGGAACATCTATGGCTGCTCCATTTATCGCCGGAGCAATTGCTGTTTACAGATCTAAATTTGGAATTCAATCCGTAGATAAAATTGTTTCTGATTTTAGATCTACTTCCAAAAGAGCAACAGACGCTTACACTGGAATATCAATTCCTTATTTAAATTTTGATCATTTGTTTGGTACTGATCTTTCTACTACTACCACCACTTCTACTACACTTCCTATCACAACTACCACTGTAAATTATTCTTCAACAACTTTACCCATTTCTACTACTACATCTTCGTCTTCTACCACAACTACACTTCCTATTACTACTACCCTTCCTTCTACTACAACTACAACAACTTCTACTACTACTACAACAACCTTACCTCCTACAACAACTACTCTTCCTCCTACCACACCTCTTTTGCGCGTTGTTCCTCCACTTGTCAGTGAAATAAATTCTAATTTTGGCAATATTACTAAAATTTACTTTAGAGATCCTAGAGTACATTTTAAGAATATAGCTTATTACAATTTAACCTGTAATGATACTTTGACCTATCAAGTTCCTATGCTTACCTCTCCCCGATGGAGAGCTTACAATATTCCTTCTAAATCTATTAGACATTGTTATATGACATCTATGTCTAAAGATGGTGTTTCTACCGCTAAATCAAGTACAGTTTCTTTGTACTCTGTCAATAAAATTATTACAAGTTCAAGATAACATGACTTTACAATCTACTAAGATTCGTACTTTGCATATACCTTACGATGATTATCCATCTTATCTATATGACACTTATCCTAAGTTAAAGTCATATATATTTAAAGATGATGCAACTTACATTATGCAAGTATCTTCTTCTTTTTCATATATTCTTTCTTGTCATGATTTTGCAAATCTAAAAAAACAAAATCTATGTGCGACTAATATCTATAGAGCTTATAACCATCTTGATTATCGAGATATTATTTATGGAGATGTTCTTGTTATAGGACAAAATTACTCATCTATTGCAGACAATATTCTTGATTCTCTTTCTTACATTCTTGGTACAAAATAGTGGGAGGAATATATAAAATGGAAACAAAAAGGAAACATTAAAATGTCTACTGCAATAATGATTACGTCTTCACCAGAAGATTTAAAAGTTTTGAAAACTACCATGAATATCATTTCTTTTATGAAAGAGATGATTGTAAAAGGTACTTCTCAATTTTATCTCGATTACAGTTCTTCTGTTATCACCCCAGAAGATATTAATGCTCTTGACATTTATTACAACAATATGTATACTTTTCTTTGCAACCCTGGTATGACACAAGAAGAGTATTCGTTGTATGAATCGTCAAACACCTAAACAACCTCACACCTACAAAGAACGAAACAGAAAATGTTCTGATTGTTTTATTGTTTCTTCTTTTGTTAATAGATCCATAAAATACAAAGTTTTGCTTTGTATGGATTGTTTAAAAGAAAGAATGATCAGCAGTTCTTTGTAGGCATGCCCGAGTGGCGGAATAGGCAGACGCAAGAGACTTAAAATCTTTCGCCCCTTACCGGGCGTGCCGGTTCAAGTCCGGCCTCGGGTACTACATGTGCAAACAATTTTGTGCTAGAATAGGATTTTATGAATTTCGTTCTTTTTTCTTATCCTAGAACTGGTTCTACAGTTCTTCAAAGATTAATAAATACAAGTGATAATTTTATTTGTATTGGCGAAAAACCACGAGTCATAAATAATCTTTATTCTTTTTTTGCTAGTGTTAATGACGCAATGACTGTAGTTGCGGATGGTCTTTTTCCTGGTATACCTATTGATGATGATAGAAATCCTGTTTATCTTTCAGATAAAGTGGATCTTGATTTGTTAGCTGATGATATAAAGCATTTGTATCTTAAGCATATACTCGGTGTTGTTCAATCCCAAAATGTAGGATGGAAAGAAACGTTTATTTCTCCTTACCCTAATGTATCTCTAGCTAATAGACAAGTAAATTTTTTGCGCAGACTTTTTCCTGACATGTTATTTATACTTAATGTTAGGGATCCATATAAATGTTCTTTGTCTCCGATTTGGCAGTGTGTGCCAGATGCATTGGACGAATTGATTCAAACTAAAAATTGGATTATTCAAGGCTACAAAGATGGATTGTTTGGTTTAAATTCTATTCTCTTAGATTACGATCATTGGTCTGTTGATCCTTCTGATCTTATCAATCAGTTTCTTTCTCTAGGTATCAACTTAGATATAGAACAGTCTAATAAAGTCTTATCTGAAAAGTTAAATCATCTTTCTTATGTTAGTCCAGAACTTGCTGCTTGGACCAGAAAAATAAAAAGAGGAATTTAAATTTCATATTCCCAGGTAGCTCAGATGGCAGAGCAGCGGACTGTTAATCCGTCGGTCGCAGGTTCAATCCCTGCCCTGGGAGCTATGCAAAAAATAAATAAAGAATTAAAGCATTGGAGCCGATAATGATTAAAAAAATTTCTAACGCTATTAACGCTGCTAAAGAAGCTTTTTCTCAGGATGTTTCTATCGAAGATATTAATAAATCTAAGATAGATTTTTATAAAGACTTTTCTTATGATCGATACGATAATACAATGGTTTATATTGTTTCTTATCGTGATTATGACAACTCTGTTAATTGGGGACCATTTTCCACAATGGAGCATGCACAGAACTGGAACAAGAAGCTTGCAGAGAACTTCAATATGAAGGCTCAGGTTGTTTCAGTGCTTAGTCCTGATTCAGATCCCCTGTTGTGGATGTTATAATAATATTTTAATTTTAATAAAATTATACTATATCAACTTTTGAAAAGGTTACCAATGAGTAGACCCCTATGGTTTAATGATGCTTTATGTGTAGGAAAAACTAATATGTTTTTTCCTCGTTACAACGAAAGACCTACCGCAAGAAAAAAGAGAGAACAGAAAGCAATACAAATATGTTTGTCTTGTCCTGTCAAAGAACCTTGTAGACAATATGCTAGAACACATTCTGAATATGGAGTTTGGGGAGCAGAGACAGAATACCAAAGACAGCTTGCTGGATATATCCCTGTTAAAATTTCTATAAGGAACGTTTATTAAACGTGTACTTTTGACCCTTATAGCTCAGTTTGGAGAGAAGAATGACATCTCAGCTTCATGAAGATAAAAGGATTGACATTATTGCTCACGCATTAGTTCATAAAGGTATATCTATTTGGCACGGGATTCCAGAGCATATTATTGAAGAACTTAAACTTCATGGTTACAAAATTAAAAAACGTAAATCTTATCGTAAACTGATTTAGGGTCTTTAGCTCAGTTGGTAGAGCAGCGGACTTTTAATCCGTTGGTCGTGGGTTCAACCCCCACAGGGCCCACTATGACAAATCAAACATTAATTACTCAACTTCATGTAGGCGATATAGTAGGCGACACCGGAAGAATGGTTCTTGCTTATTCCAAAAAATATGATAGAATTCCCGGTGATACATATGACACATGGGTAGCTATTTGTTACCAATCAGGTGTACTACATCCTTATGTAGTTTGGAATATAATTTCTACACCTAGGGGTTTGATAGCTGAAACTGGAAATTATTGTTTAAACATAGAACAAGCAATCACTGCTTACAATAGGAGGGTGAACAAATGAACGAACAAAAAACCGCCGTAGAACTTGTCGATCAAGCAATAAAAGATATCGCTGGTAGAGAAATTGTTTCTACTTCAGAGATGACTGATCTTTTGCTTGACATTCGTTTGTATCTCATGACAGAAGAAGCTACTCCTGCATATGAAAGCTAAAGTTACAGTTGAGCTTGAATTGTACTTGCCCAATGAACTTTTAGATAAGACCGATAAAGAGGTTGTAGATTTTATAGACCAAAGTCTTCGTGATCAACTTTATGTTGGTGTCGTCTATTGCGAAGAAGACCCTTGGCCATATGCTCAACCGTCAGAGCTTACAATTAGATCTTATTATAATCTTGATCGTAAATACGACGATAGAGATTATAACCTATGTTAGCGATAATGTAGACAGAGATCTACATCGCTGCCTTGGGAGTCAACAGTCCCCTTTAAGCCATACCAACCTAAGTGACTGGGCAATGCGCTTAGTGGCACTGTTAATTTTATTTGAAGTAGAACGAATCTTTGTTATAGCGTTCAAAGTCTTTAATGGCATTAGAGCCATACTCGTATTCTTTGACCGCTTTATTTGCCATTCCAAAGATTCCTAATATTAATGTTGAAAGTATAGTTATTGTAAGCATGATGTATATAGTATCATCTTGATTCATTTTTTTATTTGCAGTTTCTTCAAACATTGGTCACATGTGTCTAATGTTATATTAATTAAATGATTGGACAATTGCATGACAATAGACGATATTATTAGTCGACTTAGAATAAGTTCATCATTATTGGATGAAGATCTAAACAGC